AGAAATACTGGAGTACAAGGAAACCATTAGTGTTGACTTTATCGAGGTTGTTGATGCTTTACGTTTTACACAAGACCTTCTTGTGGAACGGTATGGCTACACCAAAGGAACTATCTACTACCTTGGATGGGACAAGACTGATGATGGCATTGACGAAACTTACTATGTTCAGATTGATGAAAAAACAAAGACGGTGACTAAAGTGGCTAGGCTAACTACTAAGTTTGATTGGAATACTGAAAATATGGGTACTTCATTAACCAAAGCTGTCAAAGCATTGATACAAGCGGCTAAGCCATTCCTGGATGATAGTATGGTTCTTTTGACAAGTGCTGTGGCTGATGCACAGGACACGCTTGAAGCAGCGATTGAAGACGTTGAAAAAGTTTTGGACGAGGTGACGGAATGAACGTAACAGAAGCAATCAAGCAGAAAATGGAAGAAGCAAAAGCTGAGTATTTTCGAGTGATCGATTTATACCGCAACAGAAAAGCATCGATCCAACGCATGACGTATCAACAGGGTATATATGATGGGCTTGAATTAGCATGGCGTGAATGCGTATTTAGAGAAATCGACGCCAGGGCCAATGAAATATCGGAGTAACCATTTCCTGGAGGAAGGAAAATAACAATGTATAGTATAGTTATCAATGAATTAGCTACACTAATACTGTATGTAGCTAATAATTTAGATGTACAGCATTGTATGCTTTACCTGGTGATAAGTATTGTGATTAACTATATAGGAGGTAAACAATGATAACAATGACTAAAGTCTATTCAGTAAGAGTAATAGATGGTGATACTGTAGAGGCAATGATTGAAGTATGGGAAGGAACCTACATTAAGTCTTCAATACGTATACTTGGTGTAGATGCACCAGAGATAAAGACCAATGTTGGTAAACTGGTTAAGAGAATGGTAGAACAATGGATACAGGGTAATTCGATTAGCATTGAGTACCATGAAAAAGATAAGTATAGTGGTAGGTTCTTAGGTGACATACTCAAAGGTCCTGAAAGACTATCCGAGTACTTACTAAGTTCTAAGTATGCTAGACCATACCAAGGTGGACTAAGACAAAGATGGTCAGACCAAGAACTACTAGACATTGAATCTAGGATACCAATGACAAGTACACCAAGTACTGAGCTAATCTACATTGGTAACTAAGTAGCATACAGTAACAATTAAATAATGCTTAGTATCTACTAATTATTAAGCATTACTGTGGGTAGGTAAGGGTTAAGAAGATAAAGGTCTTACTCTAAAGGTTGAGAAGATTCTAAAGGGTCCCCATGACCATGGCCTGTAGCTGCCATCACTTTGGGTATGCTCGATCATAGTCTGCATCAGCATTTTCATTGAGCAATCACGATCATAGTCTGACTCCATCATAGTATTGTGCTGCTCTATCATATGTCGATTTCGAGAACTACTTTGTGTATTCACTATGCTATGTCGATTTCGAGAACTAAGATGAGTAAATAAAAAAACCCAGCATATCTTTTGATACACTGGGTCTTACTTTGTTCGCTGTTGTTGAACTGTATTCTAACTGTATCCCCTATCCCTAACTAATCCCTATCACCAACATTGAATAGAGCGATACCTTGGTTGGGGATAACCTTATGGGAAACGTTCTCGATTCTACTTTTGTTGATAGAACAACGAACCAAGTCGCACAATAGAGCATATCTTGCTTGACGGTTAAACTTGATACCTTCAATGTTCGTCCAAGCAGATTGAATTTTCGAGATACCTTTTGGGTCCAAGATAGTTAGAACCATGTTCTCGATCACCTCGGAATAGTCTGGTAGGTCCTTCAAGGTATTACCTTTGATCGTCTCATCTAACATAGCACAGAGTAACATAGCACCATCAGCATCGACGTTGAACTGGGGCACTAACTCTTTCACTAGTTCGACAATGCGTACTAAGGCATGTTTTGATTTCGCACTTTGAACCTTGGCATAGGTACCTAAAGCAAATTGAAAGAATGAGTGAGTGTCGATAACTTCCAAGATACTCTTGGTATCCTTCAAGGCTTTTCCATTCCAAGTCTTCCCACTAGCACCACCACCAACAACAGAAAGACTTTGGGATCGAAGACACCCCAGAGTGAATAGTTGTTCCTTGAATTTCCCCCAACCATCCCCGCATGCCATTTCGAGAACTTGAGAGGGTTTCCGTTTCGACTCCAAGGTATTGTAATGGTAGAACGAGAAGTCATCGTTGATGAGAAGCAGCACGCCGAGACTCTTGGGACCGTCCGGTCGGGATAGAATGGTTCTAATCGCTCGGTAAGTATTCCCTCCATCGCAGCAATCTCCCGAAGCAGAGTTGATTCTGATAGTTGCCACTGTCGGATCGTAGTTACCTTGATCGAATGCATCGATGATCGCTTTCGTGGAAACCTGCTGGGGACGGTTATTTCTAATTTCTCCAGTCTCTTCCTCGTAACCAATAAGATCCCCCAATTGGACGATCGTATCCATTGTGAGTTGAACTGGGGAAACTTTAGAACCAATAGACCATACGTTCTTAACCATAATAGAACCTTAACCTTTTAACCTGCTGACACGTCCTGAAATAGGGGGACGCTTCCCTACGGCATTGTTGCCGAAGCCCCTTGAGAGAATCGAACTCTCATTAACCATTAGGGGAAATCTTGAGACTATCTATGCATTCTCCGATGCATAAAATTTGCTATTGCATCACTTCCGAAAGGCAGTCGTCGATACTTGACTGTAGGATATTGTTGGATTGTTAAACCGTTGTCTTGTTCAGCAACAACTAAGCCCCGAGAGATGAGGGTATTATACTCGTTCTCATTAGGGAACCTATCTACTAGGTAACAATACAAAGCAGGCAAATTTTTGGAGCGAAGCTTTTGGTAGTTGTTCATTGTCTCGGTTCTATAGTGGCTGGACAGTGTAGGGAATAGTTTCCCCCGCCCCCTAAGGGGACACGAATTAGACACCATATCGGCATTTCTTGCAAGTATAGTTTAGTTGAAATTCAAAATTATTTTGGCATAAGTTTCGCTAATACTGGAGCATATGCGAATGCAACAACTCCACAAATACAAGAGTATAGGTACGATACAAATTAGGATAGATGAGCCTACCCGCACTTGACTGCTCAAGCATAATGGTTCCATACCATAGCATCATCACTACGTACCAAGCACGCACTTGACTGGTCAAGCGACCCTTTTCCTGGAGGGAGGAGGATAGCTATACTCCATGAGAGTAAAGGATAGCTATGCTTCATGACAATAAAGGATAAACAAAATAAGGGCATATAGCACTAGACTATATACCCTTATGCAATGTGGAATTTAATAATTATTGGACTCGTATGACTAGGGACTTGGTTCTAAGTTGTAGCTGTTCAAGGGTAACGTCATTGTCTAGTAGTAACCATAGTATTTCTTGGTTGTTGACCAGTGATCGATTGTAAGGCATCCTCATTTTACGTACTGATTCATTGATAACTAATTGACAATGCTTGAGTCGATACACAACTATGAAATCCTTTGGAAGTGGTAGTAAGACTGTGATATCGGATTCACTTGGTATGAATGAGAAGGGCCATTCATACTCTGTTACTTTGTTTGACATTACAATGCTTTGTTGATGTCTTTGACTGTCTCCAAGTATTCGTAATGCTTTATCATGAAGTTGATTCTACTGAGTGCTTCAGCTACCCCTTCTTCATGGGAACAACTAGACCAACAAATGAATCCTTCAGTAGGTTTATAATCTAGTAAGTATTTATGGGCTAGGTAGTCATCTTCGTATGGTTCTTGCTCGTTTAGCCAGTCCTCATCCATATTACTGGATGGCTGGAATAGCCATTCTGATTCGGTGCCAGTTATTTCTAATACAGTAGATCCTGCGTACCATCCATTTTGATTGTAAGAACGTTCAGGATAATTAAGAGCTAAGGTGAATCCTAAGATGCAACCACAAGTGTTACAGTTATGTCTAGTCAACTCACTGTATTGAAGTTTATGTAGGTTACATAATTCTGAAGTTGATAGCACTTGTTTGTAATTGAAACCTGTTGGCTTTGTCCTTAGGATATACTTGTAATCGAAGTTCTCTTCAAAGTTATTGATTGCGTTGATTAGTTCTTTGAGTTTGTCTACGTTTGCCATTTGATTGATCCTTTACAATTACTTGAACAAGTCTTGGTAGTGTAGTTTGTTGATTACCTTACTTACGTTGCATCCTCTTACACCAGTCAATATGATTTCCCAGTTTAATCCAAATTGACTTTGATAGATGGAGTAAGTGTTGTCGTTTTGTTTTACAGCTTTGTATTGCATGTTTAGAAGTATTTGACTGAGACTTTGATTTGTGAGTTAGCTTGTAAGGTTTTTGCTACAGCTTTCTCATGGCGATTCTTTAACCATGCTTTGTACTGGGACTCATACTTACGATATGGGGCACCTTTAACTTTGTCTTGGCAATGTTTGTGAGCATAGTCTCCTGATACTAGGAGCTTTGCTTGCCATGCTTGTACTGACAATCCACAGTACCAGCATTTGTGGTAGGTTTCATCGCACATGATATTATCCAATGGTTAGGGAGATGTTGTTGCTGTCAGTGTAGATGTACTTACCATCTTGGAATGAGTAAGTGATTTGTTGGTTTACTGCATAATGGAATAGATCATGCAAGTAATCTTTGATTTGGTTACGGTCTTTGCCAGTTATACGTACTTCGATACCGAACCGTATGTCTGGGGTGATGATGCAAGTATGTTCTGTCCAGCCATCATAGTAACCATGCTCGTCCATATGATGGAATGCAAACTCTAATACGATACGATTTGCAGTAGACTTCTCGATGTTAATAGTTGTGCCACAGTCAACACCACTACCATGTGGAAGGAAGTTTACAACCAGTTGGTCTAAAGTTTCTAATGCTAAGTTTTCTCTAACATCTAATTGATCTTGTTTTCTCCAATGGTTGTAACGATCAATGTTAGTTGCTAGAAAGTATGCTAGAGTTTGTTGAAACATGGTAGACTCCGTATGAACTGAAAGGGAAAGTAAGTGTATGGGTTACTTGAACATCATCAAGTATGGAATGAGTTCGATGACTTGCAATGCTGATGTGTCCATAGGACGACCATTGCAATCAAACTGTAAATCGTCTTCGTCGTAATCTGCTATGTCTGGTTCTTCGACTAGACAAGCATCAGTTTCTTCTAGGAACTTTTCATAAGCATCCTCAAAGCTATCTGCTGGAACTAGATACATTGGTGGGAATGCACAGTCAGCATTGAAACATAGATAGAAGTTGTAAGAGTTTTCTATTGTCTCTGGTGTTACAACAAACTTAGGACTAATGTGCTGGATTCGTTTGTCTTTAAGGAACGGTTCTAGCCTTGGGTCTGTCTCACAACCAATGGTTGTAAGGTGTTCTGATGCAACGTAATAAGTGATGTCTTTATTGATGTGGTCTGGTTTTACTGTGGTGAAGATCATTGCTGATAACTTAGCTTCTAGCCATGCTGGAATGTCCATTGTCACTAATCCTTATGAAATTCTACTGAGTACTCGAATCGAGATGGATCACGTTGTGATGGTGTAGCTTTGATAGCTACCTTACCAATAGCACTACACCCTGTTGTGAGTAGTAGTGCAATTATGATGATTGAAATCCGTTTCATGGTATGATGTCCTTAGTATTGTATTCCTTGATATGGGTAATACTCTTGAGAACAATGAGGACAAATATCAGGGGGCCAAACACCTGTTTTGTATGCGTGTATTGTTTTTTGTAAACATTTGTCAAAGTCCATCATAGCAAGTATATGACTACTTGGTACATTCTTTACTTTGTAAGTTACTCCTACTGGTTTACCAGACTCATGTTTAGTGATCGAAATACCGAAACTAACAATAGCATCCTCTTTTATCTTATAGTCACCAATTGTTATATTCATCATGGTATGATGTCCTTACTCTGCTAATGGGATGAGGGTCATTGAGTCTTTGCTACGTGTTAATGCTACGTACTCTAAGTTGGTTTCTTGGGCTTTCTCCCAGTCCAACTTAGCCATTGGATGGGGTAGGTTGGATGTACCATAAACAATGGTGTTGTGGTGTTCTAATCCTTTGCTACTGTGGATGGAGGATAGCTTGATTGCATTGGGAGCAATGTCCTTGGCTTCTGGTTTCTTGAACTCAGAGTCTAGGAAGTTGTGTAAGTCTCGTACTGTCTTGAGAGTACTATCACCAGCAATCTCGATGAGACATACTTGGTAGTCTTGGAGGACTGCTTTGCTCATGGCAGTCTTGCTATTGTTGATAGCCTTCTCAAACTTAGCATTTACTAAGTCGTACCACTGAGTGTTGAGTGGTGAATCGTACTTGTAAGTTGCAAAGGACTTCATTGCATTAGCAATGCCTTCTGATGCGAAGAATACCACCTGTTGTGATAACTGTTTACGCATCTTCAAGTAGTGTCTGATGAGTGGAGCATTGGTACGACACATGATGAGGGTACCTTGCTCTGGTAGTTCCTCATATGAGAAACCATCTGCATTATTGATAGTGCCATCTGGACAGTCTGGTCTGTCTTGAATGTCTGGCACTAGGTTACGTGCCATATCCAAGTGACTGTGCGGACATCGCCAACAGACTGTCAATGGAAGTGCTGTTGCTGAAGTCTTTTCCTGGAAGAGGGAAAGAGAATTAGACATAGAACCATTGAAGGCATAGATTGCCTGTCTATCATCACCAACTGCAATGAGTCGTTGACCCCATTGTAAGGATAAGGCCATACGTATCGGGTTAAGGTCTTGAGCTTCGTCGATGAATAAGTACTCACAACCTTGGGCACCCCAATTATGGATGAAAGGTAGCCATTGCATGTCATCAAAGGTGTATGCATAGCCATAACCAAACTTGCCCTTGACTTTCTCTGCTGAACGTTTCAGGAGTTCTAGGGCAGGTTCACACACTTCGTCTACTGATGTTTCGAGACTGATCCGGTCATCCTCAAGAGTCTTTTTAACTTCTAGGATGTCTGCATCTGGCTTGATTGCCATAGTCTTGAGCCAAGAAACTGATGTGAGGATGTCCTCTTGAAGTTTCCATTGTGCTGCTGTGCCTGGCTTCTGCCCTCTGAAGCATATGTCTTGGATGTACTGTTTGAGTTGGAAATTGCCTTTGTCCATCCATGAACCCTTTGGCATCAGCTTGATACCATAGCTGTGAAAGGTAGATGCAGTACGTCCTGAGCCTAGCCTTGCTGCCATCTCATCTGCTGGTGCTTTGTTGAAGCATAGAATGACTGAGCCACGAGGAGCAATGGTCTCAATGGTGGATGACTTTCCTGTGCCTGCTCTGGCAACTACGATAAGGTTGTCATTGGTTTTAGTAAGACTGTCTTTGATGTTGGATTGTTCTTGAGTGAGCTTGAGTTTCTTAGCTTTGGTTGTAGTCATGGTATATACCTTTCTGCAATGCGGAATTTATTAAGAGAGGACTGATAAGGCAATTGGACAAGTTAATGGTCTTGCTTGTGTTAGCCTTGGACCTTTGAATAGTTGGAATGCTGTATAGGTGGGCCTTCTAAAACCGTTGTAGGTTTTAGCGTCCCATATGAGATTATCTATGCTGCGTCGTCCATCAAGGATGACAACTGCTCTGTCACCACAACCAGGGATGAACTTACCATCTTTGATTTCACCATACTCTACCCAAGTCATGTTACGTTTTCCTTGCTGTTGCAGTCTTTTAGTATTGCACAAAAATAGTCTATTGCTGCTGGTAAGGTTTTTGTGTAGTGTCCTTGAATCCATTCTCTCTGACCATTGATGTATTTGGAAACAACGTACTCATTTCCAAGTTGAACCAGTATGACATAGAGTTCAACATCAACATATCGTTCTGGTTCATTGATATGGAGCCTTCCATGAAGTAGTAAAGTTCCACGTGCTTTGTAATTCATATTGAATGCTACCATGATTACCTTTGACTCCAATGTGTGTGGAATGGAATGACCATGCCATCAGTGAATGACACGTTCATGTTGAGAATTATTGAACTGAAGTACCAATCAAAGTTCTTTTGGTAGATGCTACCTGTGCTGAACGCATGAATGATTGTGTTGAGTCTTGACTTGGTGGTGTTTGTATGCCAACCACATGATGACAATACTATTGTTTTGTTGTTGAAATTGATGGTTGCAATTTTGTTGTTGTGCAAGTACACATGGGTCTGGTCTCCTAAATCTCTACATGAAGTACGTATTACTTCAGTATTTCCTTTCTTAAAGTATCTGTTCTCAGTAATGGCACGAAGCATTTCTTGTTCGATTTTACGCATTGTTAGTTTCCTTTTTGCAATGGAACAATTACCGCAATGGCAATGACTCTTAATAACTCTGCTCTTACTTCCTCTATGGTGTAATCTGTTTTGAACTCATCCCATAGAGATGAAACACAGTATTCTAAACCGTGAACTAACACCCAAACAATCAAGTTTTTGAGTGTTCTGTTGTCATCAATGAGAAAACTTTGTATTGTCATACTGAGACTCCTTGAAGTGAAGTGGAAACGGCATAGTCGAATTGGGGTTTGACTGGTTGAGTTAATGGGTATCGCTCCAAGAACTCTACTAGGGCTTTCTTGGATGCATGGAAAGATGTTCCATATGCAATGATGTAGTTGCTCTTGAAGAAACAACGTACAAGAACTCCACTAACTACAGTGGATGGTGGCATCATGTGATTCCATTCATAGTAGGAATCTAATCGAATACAGAGCATCCTGGATTGGATGTTCTGTATCAAACATTGATCCATGTCGATTCGCTTATGAGGATACTTAGAAGTCTCAATAGCCCTTGCCGTGTAGACTGGCATAATTGTTGCCATACTTAACACTCCGTTAAATAAATTGTAACTAGCTAGAATATAGTTCTAGTGCAAATACTAGCTAGTTTAGTTGCACTAGGGGACACCCCCCTATGGGGGGGATGCAGTTCGATCGTCGAAACGTAATTAGATACTATATCGGTCAGAACGTCAATTAGACTCTAGTTGAATTATAAAATTATTTTGAACGATACCGATAGAACTAGGAAGCAGGTGCGTGCGTATGCACGTGTATATGGGCACGTATACGTGTACCTATGCACGTGTATAGTGTGTATATGAAGAGACCTACGCTTGAGCGTTCAAGCTACTAGGTGTTAAATGAAAAAGCCCATGCTTGACTGCTCAAGCATAGGCTTTCTGGAGGAGAAGAAAGGAGAATGGATCAGGCAGGATTTGAACCTGCTCTCAAGCTATTGCAATTCGCTCTCGTTTTATCGCCGTGTGTAGCCCCTAGTCGCCATCGCCACAGGTCGCGTGTTCCCACCCCGCCGCTGACCCATTAAAGTTATACTTGGAGTGTTAAGAAGTTGTCTAGTCCCATTGTCTCGATCATCTTGAGTTCAGCTTGGAATTGGATGATGCCAGCTTCGCTACCTTCTAAGAGTGGAATCATTATGTTGGCTGTGAGTTCATCACCAGATGCTCTTGCTGCTTGGATGGTAGAACGTTCATTGGATGCTGCTTGTTGGACACTGGTTAGGTTAGCTTTGATGATGCTAACGATGTTGTGACGTTCCCACCTCATAGGTCCAACTTCGTATTGGAGGCTAACGTCAAAGAACTCTAGTCGTCGTAAGACGATGTTGGCATGGTCTACTTCTTGTGCTGCATCCTCTGCTGTGATCTTAGCTCGCTTGGAGTAGCCCCAACGTTCAAAGTGTTGTGCTTGGGCTGTAAGGGTTTGGGCTTGTTGCCAATGGATGGTAAGTGATTGTCGAAGTCCTGCAATTACAGAAGGGTTGTAGTTGTTGGATAGGTCTGTAGTTGGAATGAGTGATATCTTAGACATTGAGTTGTTCCTTGGGTGTAGACTGAAAATTGATGTTAAACTGAGTGATGGGAGTTGAACCCATAATTCTATTAGAATCCCTCTCCAGTTCTAATAGTGTGTTTCCTGGATTACACCACACTCAGTAAGCTTTTAGTTGTAGATGGTAGTTGCAAACCAACCATAACAACGTAGCTTACGATTGTAACCGTAGACTACAGCTTGGTCCCTAATAGGACGTTGACCGCGATAGCAACATGCTCGCAATGCTGCTTCTGGAGAAGAGGTAGAGAAACCTACTCCTTCATAACGTCCACCTCCGAAGCCTCCTCCTACGTGACGCATAGTTCCTTCAGATGCTTGTTGTTGGGACTTCTGATGAGCAAGTCCTACACCTTGAGAGAAGCCTTGTGCTGTAGAGTGAACTACAGTACGAACTGGTTGAACTTCTTGGAAGTACTCAACTGTATTGACTACGGGTTGAGTGACTACATGGATTGTAGATCGTACTGGTGTTGGGCATTGACCATTAACACAGGTTTGTGCTGAAGCAATGCTGGAGAGTACTAAGAGTGTAACCAGAGATACTAGAGTCTTCATCGTTAATTCCTTGTTAGTAAGACTGTAAAAAGAAACCCTCCTGAGAGTGAGTGGTACTAACAGGAGGGTTTCGCAGGAGACGTTCTTCTTTCCCTTAAAGAACAATGCAAGTATACCGAATGGTATATATCTATGCAATGTGGAATTTATTAGGCTGTTGCCAATTCCTTCTTCTTCTTGGTGGTCTTCTTTGCCTTAGGAGCAGGAGTTGCTTCCTCTACCTTAGGCTTTCGGTTACGACCAAAGCGACTGAACTTGAAGTTGGGATTGGCTTTTGCAAACTTGTCAGCAAGGGTCTTGGACTCTGCTTTGAGAAGTTTGGCAATGGGTCCTCGTCCTTGAACTGCTTCAGCAATGAGCGTTGCTGCTGCGGATTCTTCAAGGGTGTCACCGAAGAACATGACTCCTTGGACTGGGATCAAGTTCTTGACGATGTTCTTACGTGCTTTGTGGTGTCCGAATGTCTTGGTCTTGAGCATCTTATTTTCCTAGTTTGGGTTTGTCTTTGATACGGTACTTTGTGTTACGAGCTACAGCACCCATAGAGGCGATTTGGGAACGCCTGTCTGAAGAGAGGGCTTTAGCTCTAGCAGGACCACCTTTCTTGCCTCCACGAGAGCCAAGGATTGCTGCTGCTTTGTTAAGGGGTTTTGATTGTAAGGGTTTTTTAGCCATTATCGACCTTTCTTACGGCTTGAGGCTTTTTTCTTACCTGGGGTCTTCTTCTTTGAAGTACCCTTTCTTGTGGATGTTGAAGTTTTTCTAGCTACCTTCTTCGCTACTTTTTTCTTCTTAGCTACTTTCTTTGGAGTAGCTTTCTTTCCTCGTGGTTTAGATGGTACTTTCTTGACTGCTTTTCGTTTGATGGATTTACGTTTAGTTGGTTTGTTTCGTTTCTTACTGGGTTTGGACTTACCTTTGCTTTTGCTCTTCTTGGTAGATTTCTTTCGAGTTCCAGAAGCTTTAGCTATTTGCTTTTCTATCTTTCGACGTTGCTTCTCTCGTTCTCGTTTCTTCTTCTCTTGGCGTTCAAGGTATTCTTCGGTACGTTCTTTTACCATAATTGATGGGCCTTGTTAAGGGTTATTTGGATCTTTGTCTACGTTTTACTGTAGTAGTTTGAGGTAAGAAGATCAACTTAGTTTTAGATTTTTTAATGTCTCCAAGTATGTACTTCTGTTTTTCCTCACCAGCGTATAAGACTAAGCAAGATGGTTTACATACATCTATGATTTTGTTGATCCAAGATGAAAGTATTGGATGATCTTTTGGATTTTCTAAACGACATTCAATTGCTAATGTAGCTTTAGTTGGGAGAGTTTCAAGTACATATTTAGTTGTGAGTGGATATGGAGACTCGTCTAAGATTTGAACTGTGGGTATGACTTTGAATCCGACTTCTTGCCATAGCCGAGTACACCACCTAGAACGGTATAAGTTCCAGATGTTCTTAGCTAAGGGCCATTTGGTGTAACAACTGAAGTCTGGTCCAATGAGGCATCTAGGTTGGATTTCATTGCACCATTCAATGAAGTCTTCTGATTGGTTGTAGACTGCTTCAAACCTGAAGTCATCTGTGTAGAAGCCTATGCAACCTGGGTTGTAAGAACCGTCAAAGGACTGGCTGTAACAGTGATAGGCATTCTCATAGGGTTCAGATGGGTAAGTACAGGTAGGGGCTAGGTCAGGTGTTGCTAGTCCGTTCTTACTCAGTTCTGGAATGTCTAGGTCACTGATACCATCAAATAAGATGTTTGGATTGATATAAGTTTGGATAATGCTTTCTGGATCATGAGGGGAAGTGTAACTGTCTTCCCCCCCTTCGGTGGGGTCTTCCTCATCTTCTTCTTCTGGAGGAGGAGGAGAAACGGGTCTAAGTCTGCTGGCAGACTGTTTAAGGATCGGGGAAGTGCCCCATTCTGCGTCCTGGATGTCTTTCCTGAGTTGTTTGAGCTTTCGGTCGGTTTCGGTCTTAACGCTCTCTAAAGCGTTGTCTACGCTCTTGGTGAGGCTCTTTAGGGCATCCTCGTTTCGTTGGGCTAGGAGACCAATGTTGTCGAAGGTGGCTAAGATTTCATTTTCTCCATCTTCTGGGTGATCTACCACTATGATGGGGATAAGGGGGGTCTTAGCTTTAATAGCCTCGTCTACCCGCATATGACCGTCGAGAAGCTTGTTGGACGCTAGGTTGAAGATACCGAACGATAACCAACCGTACCTCTCTTGGAATGCCTTGTAGGTGGCTCTCTGTCGTTGGGAATGGATTCTCCAGTTCTTGGGATTGGGGGGAAGAATTTTAGGATCGACTTCACCTACCAGCATGTCGGTTCCTGGTAGGTGGGTAAATTTACTTATCCAGGGATAAGCTTTCTTGTACTTGGCAATGATGGGTGACATATCAATCGACTTTCTCTACCAGTTCGATGAGGAGTTTGAAGTTCTTACCATCTTGGATTTTGCAGAGGGTATAGGTGTAGTCTTCAAGGTTCTTGATCTTTTTTATTTCCTCAATGACTTGATCTACAGAAGCATAGAAGAAGTCATGAGGAGTGCTTTCAATGAGTTTAGAATTTGCTGTCGCTTGAAATAGCTTTTCAAGCTGACCTACGGCACTTGTGAATACTCCGGTTGACATAAGTTTATTAGGCTTTACTTGGAGTTCGCTTATTGTTACTTCTTGGTTTGGTTGTGCTTCGTTTACCAACTTTGTTATTAGTCTTATCATGAGTATGTTCCAAACAATCTAGGAGTTCTTCGGATAATGAGTAAGTGTAAGAGTCTCTACCACGACCACCTACACTGTTAGGTTCTTTGTCCTGAGTGATCATCCCAAGTTGTTCAAGATCGGTAAGGATTTGATGAACTCGGGTTGATGGAATCTTGAGGTTACTGACTAGAGACTTACGAGTTGAAATTTTGTGTTTACGGATGTAGTCGATTACTTCAAAGTTTAGTCCTGGACATGAATCGAATCCTACCTTACGTACTATGTCGTAAGTAGACTCCGATACCGTGGTTTCGTTACGAACAAAGGCTAAACAAGTGATTAAGTTTTTGAATTGGAGGGACAGTCTAGTAGCAATTGCTGATACTGGTCTGTAGATCATACCTTCATTACGATCTTTCTCTACCTTGGTTTGCAATCGAGCTACAAGTTTAGCAAGTGACTGGACTTTGCGTTTGATTGTTTCTGGAATAATTGCAGTTTTAGTGGTGTCGAATGATTCGTGAAGATGCTTATAATAACCAAGTATGGTGTTGGTTAGTTTGGTTTTGTTTTCCTTCTTATTGTCCATGTTCTCCCAAGCTTGATTCATATGTTCGTCTTCATCGAAGTTGGAACCCAAGAAGTCTATTTTGAGGAAACGTTCTCCCTTGGAAGCATCATTATGTTTGTGGATGATTGGGGTAACACCTGCAATGATGTTGAATTTGAAGTCAGTTGCTTCAAAGACCTTCCCGTTCCCATACTGGACTTTAATGTATCCATCATAGGCATCTCGGAGTAAGTCCCATAGTTGTTGCTGGACTCCATCTGGCATTCCTAGAAGGACAGTCATGTCCTTAATAAAGAATGTCTTCTCATTGAGTTTATGGAGGGAGGATGCATCTGATCCATCTGGGTTACGCCAACCGGATACCAATGATGTTGCTGTCAGTTTGGAAGAGTAGTCGAAGTATTGGTTTTGACCACCGAATGCTTCGATAACTGTACTCTTACCGCAAGATGCTGGACCTACTACGAATAGCCATAAGGGTTCTCCTGGCATACGTACCGATAGGCATGTTGCAAGCATAACGTCTATCGTTTGAATGATAGAACGATTGGTGTAAAGGCTTTCCTTAACCCTTTTCTGGAAGGAGGAATAAGAAGTAACAGGGGTGATCGCATCTACGTCTGTAGAGAATGATCGTCGTACTTCATCTCCTTCTTCAAGAACTACGTCATCCACTTGGTCATCAGAGGATGATGCTGCCATATCTAGGAGTGCAGCTAGAACGTCTGTCTTAGTTTTGGCTAAGGTCCATACGTCCCTAACGTCTTTAGGTGTGGTCTTGGACTTCAGTTTGAGTTTAGCTAGAAGTGGAGATTCCCAGTTAGCAATACTGTAGCGAAGTCCTTTACCTCGTTTGTGAATGAGGGCAATACCATCTTGTCCACCTTTGTCGTTGTCGTAGTAGAGGGTTACGTATTTGCCCTTGAACTTGAGGTTCCATTCTTCTTTCCACGAAGTAGCTCCTGGGAGTGCCAATATGGTAGGAGATTCCTTACGCATTGCTCTAAACGCTGCGTAGAATGCAAGAGCGTCCCATTCTCCTTCGGTGATGATGATGTCTTGGTCAAACTGTTTGGTGTTGTGTACTTTATACAACTGTAAATCCAGACCTGGGGACTTAAAGATTCTAAATCGATTCTTGGGATTAAAGCTTGTAGGATCGAACGCCCCCAAGTTAAGCAATCCATTAGTTCCGTAATAGGGAACATACCATCGTTCTGTAAGTGGATGTCGATACCAATTAGCAATGGAGAAAACTTCTGAGGGAATACCTCTCTCTGTTTCAAGAAATTTGTAATGTTCATCTGTAGTGAATGGTTTGAGATGGGAATGGAACTCAGTGATGAAAGAGTAATAGTTACCGGATCTATTACATTTTTTACATTGAAAGAGACCGTTGGTTGTGTTGAAGAAGAAGTGGTTTGGTTTTTTGCAATCTTGAAATGGGCAATCTGCGACATAGTTATCTTTTACTTCCTTGTTTGGGGTAACTGCGAAAAACTTATAGAAGGATGCTGGGTCTTGGCTACTCATTTGGTTTCCGTATTAGTTCTTTTGGGAGTTGAGAGAGAGCTACTTTAACAATGTCTTCTGCGGTATGGAATAGCTCACCGGGTTGTAACGAAACTAACGATTCAAAGGAGATTGGAAGATCGTATGTGAACTTCTTCTCACCTTTCTTTCGGACAGTCCATCGTATGGTGAAGTCTGTCCTGGCAATGGATACCGATAGGTATCCAAAGTTTAAGTCACGATGTAGTATTCTTAGCATTCGACTTAGATTGTCGAACACTACTTTGTAGTAGTCTGGACTGTGGTTTTGCATTTAGTTTCCATTCGGATAGTTTTATAGATTCGGCCCAATTGTCTTCGATGATTTCAGGTTTACAGATACATGGAACTCCAAAGATGTTTCCAGATTCTTCCATAAGTAAGGCTAACTTGTTTAAGATGTTAGTTTGCTTTTGCTGCGAATACTTTCTCTGGAGGGAGAAAAGTAATTCATCGTGGACTTGGAGGATGATTTTGGTTTCTTGTCCGTCTAGTGACGTTAGGTAGTGATCGCACTTGGTTAGTGCGGTTTTTACTATGTCTCCTTCGGTTCCTTGGACGATGTAGTTGACTCCAGCGTATGCTTTGTTCTTTGGGACGATGAGTCGATACCCTGAGGCTGTTGTGACATAACCGTGTCGTTTAACAAATGAGACAGTTCTGGCAATCGATTCCGCAACGTTTGGAAATAACTTGAGTACTCTGCTATGAGTTCCTGGGACTCCACACATGAAGTCGATTTTGGTGGGACCTGCTCCGAAGATGATTCCGAAGTTGACATACTTTGCTACCTTCCTTTGTGCTTTAGTTGGTTCTTCTACGTCGAATATGGATCGAGCTACAAAAGTGTGGAAGTCGAATCCATCTTCAAATGCTTTTATGAGGGAGGATTCTTTCGACCAGTAGGCGAATATCCTAAGTTGAAGTTGGTCATAGTCGATGCTAGCCCATATACGATCTGACTGTGGACCAAAGACTCTACGAATAGAGTATACGGTGATAGGATTTCCATTCTCATCGAAGTGTTCTTTACCTTTACCAATGTTCTGTCCATTTGGGGTTGATGAAGATAAGCGTGTTGTAGATGTTCCGCATTGGTGAAATGATGGGTGTAGGATTCCATTGAGTTGAAACCTTTTGTAGGATTGCATGTAGGTGACTGCTGAGTTCACCTCTCTGTATTGGAGTAAGGTATCTATAAAGCGTAATGCTTTCTTGGACTTGTGTTGATACTTGAGTTCTGGAAGTGCTGATTTGTCTGTGGATGGATTGCCTTTAATGGTGGTTCTGGATATATCAAATTCAAAGTAGTCGTAGATGACTGACTTGAGTTGTAGGTGACTGTTAGGGTTAAAGGATTCGTTACCTACTAACTGTTGCATAGTTGCAATGAGAGACTGTCGTAGGTTCTTGGATTCCTCTAGCTCTTGGTTGAATTTGGTTCGATGGAGATTGATACCATTACGTGCCATTCGGTAGATTGGCATGATAACGTCTCTTTGGATTTGATAAGGCTTTAAGAGTTCTGTATTGGATGCGAACGTCTGCTCTTGGCATATGAATAGTGCTGCGGTACGAACTGCATCCTTGATAGCGTACTTAGAGCAAATAGAACGATAGGGATGGCTAGAAGGATAGTTGTAGTAGTCTGCGATAGCTCTAGCTAACCAGAAATCGCATTTGTGGAATTTGTCTTTCTGACCTGCTAGATGTTCATGTCCTTCTTCTGCGATAGCCCAACCAAGCTTCTTTCCTTCATGACGTAGGGACTTGATACAGATATCTAGTTCTTTCTCGTCATCGTCTAACATTTCACAATGTAAGAGGGCTTGTTCTTTGAGACCTTTAGGTGCCTTGCTATCGATGAGGTGAGTTCGGATAAGAGTATCATGAAAGTCTTTAGTACTTTCGATGATTGTGGGCAATGCTGCCCATTTCCTGGAGGGAAGAAGAGAAAGCATAAAGAGATCGTATGCCATGTTGTGGAATACGATGCAATCGAAACTAAGGATGTAGTTGTAGATTTGTTGAAGGGTACGAGTGGACCATTGAGGGATGCGAGAGTGTGGGTTGACGGGTGCTTCCCAATAGTTGGTGTGACCTAAGTTGTCGCAAGTAGAGATTGCAAAAGAACGACAACCGTGATGACCAAAGAGTCCGGTACCTTCTGTATCAACTGCAATAAAGGTTTCAATTGGTTTGTGAGTTAGTTTCATAATCAATCCGTTAATGGAAGAGAGTAAAAAAGCCCCCACTTAGGAAGTCTAAAACTAAGTGGGGGCTAGTGTGCCTGAACTCTCTCAGGCCGATTCAGCAATAGTAATCACTGATTGTGAAGTTGTAGTAGATGTTACTCTACTTCTTGAACTTCGTCAACTTTAACCGAGATGGACTCACCTTTGGAGTTCTTGGACTTGAAGGTCTTGGTCTTCGCGTTGTAACTGAGAAGAGTTACTGAAGATGCTTTACGCATTCCAGTAGTCTTGACGGTTGCCTTGAGACCTACCCATGTGTTTGGGTCCTCTTCGTCGAAATCTGAATCACTGTCTTCATCAGATTCCTCCTCATCGTCCTCATCTGCTCCATTGTCATCGTCGTCTGATTCTTCATCTGAACCTTCTTCTTCATCCGATTCATCAGATTCTTCTTCATCTTCATCCGATTCCTCGACATCTTCTTCGTCGATTGGACGGTTGACTCGAACATCGAGTCCTTCGTCTGACCATCGGGTGATGGTAATGGATGCTGTAGGTTTGTCTGCTCGGATTGCATTCATAATCTCCTTGATGGAAGATTCGCTAAGGTTGTTGGTATCATAACCAAGGTTCTGAAGGGTAAACGCTAGGTCCTTGAATGCTTGTTCTTCGGTACGTTCTCCTTGTGCTGCCAAAGAGATATACTTACCTGGGGTTTGACCCTTGCCGATAGAACCAATACAAACAAAGTTGAAAGCTACGTAAGGGTTTCCATTCTTGTCGGTACCACCACGAACGTTGGTGCAACGTGCATTGGTAACTACCTTACCGTTGATCTTGAGTTTGAACTCTTCAATAATTTCTTTGTTGGTTGTGTATCCGGTTGGTGCCTTCTCGGAACCTACCTTCTTGAGGAGGGAACCTTTCTTCTTGAGTGCTGCGAACAGGTTAGCTTCTGGGTTGCTGTTTGGAGGTGCCATTGTGGACTATATACCTTTGCAATGTGGAATTTATTACTCTTCGACTTCGTTGGAATCTACGATGATTCCAGACTTGATTTTGTTTTCCCATGCTCGGGCTAGAGTTTCGTAGCCTTTGCTTGGATCATCTGGCAAACTGAATGCATTGAGTGGTTGACCTTTGAGATTGCAGAATCGGTTTCTAACTCCGCACTTAGTCCAAATGGTGTCCCATCTACAATGGATTGCTCTGGTTTTGTTGTGGTATCCTAAGAAGAATGCAAAGTCCATTGCCTTCTTTAGATACTCAAATACTGCTGCGGTACAAGCTGGACTGTACATGGATTCAGTTGTACCAGTGTTTAGTTCTCCTTCTCGTTCTTTGGTGTGTGATGTAAAGATAACTCCAAGTCTTGAATTAAACTTTAGATTGTTGAGGACTCGTTCAAACTCTCTGTTGATCTCTCCTCGACTAGCACCATAGTCTTTCTTCGGTACCGATTCCATTCCATTCTGGAGGAGATAATCATTCTCACATGCTTTGTAAGCTTCATTGATGTTATCGATTCCAATGACCTTAACTGTGTCATCGTCTTCTACTTGCTCTAAGAGTGTTGTGAATTTTTTCCAACCGTTTTCTGAACCACGTTCCATCTCAGCTACAGTTGAGACTTTGAAGTCAATCTGTCTTGCTTTGATGTTTCGTCTTGCTGGTTCAAATTGGAAGATAACTGAACCTGGGATGGAAGCAACTAGTGAGGATTTACCTACACCTGCTGTTCCGTGAATAAGAGTGTAATAATCGAAGAAATTGTTTGAAGGTTCGTTGAACTCATCTGGGCCTGGGATTCGCCATTCACTACCGGACGATTTTGCTACCTTCTTTGTAGCGGTCGGATTAACTTTCTTGACTTTGCTTACCATAGACTTCTTTCTCCTTTGGTTGAGGGAGTAGAAGTCTATACGGTGGAAATTGTCGTGTCAACTAGAGATGGAAAATTTTCATGGAATTATTTAGCAGTTAATTTCTTAACTGTCCCTTGTTCTCCGTCTAGCTCGGGGAAGCACGTTGTAACCCTTTCTAATCCTAGCTCTGATCCCGTAGTTACGTAGTCGAAGTAGTCGCCTACGCCGATAGTCATTGGATCGAAGATGCCGAACGGTGTTTGGTAGTGGTGAGGATTTACTTTTCCCTGCTCGTCCACCCAGGGATTGAACGGGTCCGATTTAATGGACTCCCACCATACAACTACGTTCTCTAGGAGAGGGACTAGGGTTTGGTTAAAGAATTTAGTAATGTCGCTAGAAGCTAGTTCTACCTCGTATCGTTTGAAATAGTGAGATGGATCGCTCGCTATATGATCGTTCAAACGAGCGTAGAACTGAGTTTCACTTTCTTTAGCTCCTTGTTTGAGTCCTGGTCTACGAATGACATTGTAAAGGACTCCACCGATCTTATGACCTTTGTAGTCATGAGTCATGGAGTAGACGTAGAGCATTGTCTGTAAGTCATATGGAAGCGTTTGAAGAATTTTAGCTTCATCAATTGTTGTCTTGGTTTTGTTTTCTTGTAACCATATGGTGTTACCTACTTTATAGACTTCATCTCTACGTCCTCTTAGTCGAAATACTTTACCAGTTGTGATGGACTTGTAAGGTACATCGAAGACTTCTTCTTGGCCGATGTAGATGTGACGATCTTTTTCGTAGTACTTGTTGTAGTGAGGTACTATGACACAAGCTTGTCGAATAAGGTCTTGGTCTACGGAGGTTTCTTTATAAAACTGGAATAAAGAAGTAGTTACTTGAGATGAGGTTTTACCTTGGGCTGTGAACTCTAAAGCTTTGTGGAAGATGGTGCCAAATTCCATTGCTGCTTTACGTTCTGATGGTCTAAGTCCTTCTACTGTTGAGATACGAAAACGTTCTCTACAGTTACGGAATTTGCATAGGAGGGAATACGAGATACCATCTTTGTAAAGATCCCATGCTGGTTTACGTTTTGGTCCTGGGGTTTTCTTTGGCATTACTACTTTCCGTACTTGCGTATGATTTCTTGAAGTTGAAGTTTGAAACGCACTCCTACGATTGTCTGCATCCCACCACTACGAATGATTGAGTTTGGATGTGATAAGGATTCGTGTTTAATGCTTAGTTTCTTTAGAAGACGTTGAGCAATGTCACCTAGTCCGATGATACACTTAGGATTGATGGTATCGATAAGGGTGTATAGGTTGTTGGAACAACGTAAGGTCTCTATAAGGTCTGGGGATTTAAGGTCTCCATTCTCATCGTATGGGGTACAGATTAAGCTGTTGACCGCATACCACTTTTCTGGAGGGAGGAAAGAAGAAACAATCTCTCGTAGTAGTCTTCCACCTTGGTCTGTAAAAGCTTCTCCGACCGCATCGTCAACTTCGCTCGGGAAGTCGGATACGAACAGGTAAGTGTACACCATTAAAGGCTTAATTGCAAGTAATGGTTTATTAGATTGACAGAATTTACAAGATGAACAGTTAGAGATTTCTTCTAATGGTTTACCAAGTAAGAGGGGACCAATCTTCCGAATACGTTTCGTTGTAGATACGGTACCTACCGTAGATTCCACCTGGAACTGCTTCGTTGAGTTCTTTCCACTGAGTTTTCGATGGGATACCCCACCATTGTCGTTCGTTGTTTTTTTCGGCATACGCTTTGATGTCAGCAATTTCTTGAGGGTTGAAGAACCTTGGGTCTGCAATTTTGTATTGCATACAAAGTTCACGACATTCATCTACTGATAATGGAATGATCGATTTAGTTTTGTCTTTGCAGGGATAGCCTTGTCTGCAATAACGAAACGGCATTAAGAATGGTTTGGGTTGGTAATCGTAGAGTTTTGCGTTACGGCATTTAATGCGATACATGCCGATGGTGATCTTGCCAGAAGTAATACCTCCTCCTATTTGAAGTCCGGTGTAGGTATTGACTCCAATACCTTCATATTCCTTTACCCAGTTAGCTAAGATAACCCTGTCAGATAAGATTTTACCGTAGTTGCCCATTAAGGCATTCTTCTCATTGAGTTCAAATACGAACTCAAACCATACTCCTTGAGTGAGATTAGTACTTCGACCCCCAGAACCATTTTTAGCCCTTGGTAGCTTCCTTTGAAGGATTGGCATGTCAGGGTCTAAAGCTGTTGTAAGTAGTGTTAGTACGTCTTCCCTATCCATTTTTGTCCCTTCTATGAGATGCTTCGTGATCTGTGTAACCTTGACGATAACGAATTAAGAGTTTGTTGAGATTGTGTTCTAGGATTTCTTCTCGGGTGAATCCTAGATGTTGTCGAAGACCTTCTAGGTAGAACTCAATGTCTCCTAGTTCTTCTTTGACGTTTTCAATATCAAGTCGTTTGTTGTATGCATAGTTCTTCTTGATAGCGTCTAGGAGTTCTCCAGCTTCCCCTACTAATCCGAGTACAAGGTGAACTAGGTTTGCCTTTTCAATGTCAAATTGATTAAAGATGTCGATTGGTTGTTTGAGCCTAGTGAAAACTAAGTCACTATGGCTCATGTTTGATTGTTGGTCTTCTGACATGCTAATTGCAGTCCCACTTTCTAAGTGACTTGTTGATTCGACTGTTTGGGTCTTTTGCAGTCTTAGATGAGGTAAGCTTTGCTTTCATGCCTGCCATCCTACTACAGAAGGACTTCCTTCGTCCTGCTGATGCTTTGGATTTCTTAGCTTGCTCACGTGAGACTGGTGGCTTTAAGTTTGATCCAGGGTTAGCCTTTTCGTAAGACTTACGCCCTTTCTCGTTTAATCCACCAGCATCATCTTTGCCTTCTTTACGTTGCCACGCTGCTGATTTTTTTGGCATGATTTACAAGGTGCTTTCTTGGTTGAAGATTTTGACTTAGAAGATTTTTTACAGCTTCCGCTGCTATAAGGTTTTTTGCCTTTCACAGGTTCGTATCCTTTCCAACAACGATTGTTTGCCATGAGTAAATGTTTCCTTACTTAGACCTACCCTTTTTGCCTTTTGCGGTAGTCTTACTTAGTCCTGCTTTGGAATAAGCAATAGCGACCGCTTGTTTCTGAGGTTTACCCGCCTTCATCTCTCTTTTGATGTTAGCTGTAATGACTTTCGGGTCTCTGCCTTTTTGTAGTGGCATCGTTCGGTTCCTTTGTAAGATGATAGAAGTAACTAACGAGGGATATTATACCTATGTAGTTTACCCATGTCAAATCCAGTCATACGAATGGACTTTCTGATAAACAAATAGATAGTTCGGTCGGAGAGGTTAAGATCGTTTTTTGTGTAATTAGGGTCTAGTTTAAGTACTTTGATTAAGGTCTTAATGTGTTTACCCGCTAGTTCTGGACCATAAGCATCCAAAGTTTTCGCGGTCGAACAACATGGGGATTCCTTAACAAGTACTAAGAACTTACTTACTAAGTACTTTAAGTTTTGACCTACATTAGTGTTACTGGAGTTCATTTTTTTCTACTGTCCAGAAAAGCTTCCCAACGTTTTGCCATTGATTCAGCAGTATAGAACGATAGGTCTAGTTTGCACCTATCTGCTCTTTGAATAGCTTCTGCAATTCGATACGGTGAATCGTCTGGTGAAACTATGGATTCTAGGAAGTCACCATGTTTCTCTTGAAGGTCTTCAATTACACCTACGTTTGTAGTTACTATTGGAAGTCCAAACATCATTGCTTCCATGATGCTAAGTCCGAATCCTTCTTTCTGGGAGAGGAGACAGAAAATGTCCATAGCAACTAAGGCATTGGCTATTGGACCATCTATAGGTGGAACAATACGAACTCTATCTGAGATTCCTAGACTTTCTGCAATGGAATGCATATCTATTTGACAGGACCAGCCTACGATGAGTCCCCAAGCATCTGGAATCTTAGATATGGATTGGAGTAAGAGTGATATTTGTTTTTCTGAAGTTTGCCTTCCAGTATAACCTACAACAAAAGCATCTTGAGGAATACCAAAGAACCTACGCATCTCTTCCCGAGTTGCTGTGTTCTCTAGTACAGAAGTGTCTACACCATTTTCAATGGTGGTACAGGGTTTTCCAGTCCATTCACTGACTAGCTTTGAAGTCTTTGGGGAAACACCAACTAATGATTTAGAATGTTCAGAAGCTCTTTCAATGTATTCTTTAGTCCATTTACAATTACCATGAGCTACAGAGATAATGTCTGCACCTTTTGGAACGAACTGGTCTGTTACAAATGAATTGATGATTTGCTTTTCATGGTAGACTGCATCTTCAACTGTGACTACTTTGGCTAAAGAAGTTAGACTGTTGTAGATTTCTTGGTCTGTAATGATGTCCTTTTGCTTTGGGATAATTCCAAAAGTTGGTAAGTGTTTAGTTAAGGCTATGGCCCATCTTTCCATACCACCGTATTCGATTGGTTGCCATAAAGCATACTTAGTCTTCCATTGACGATTAGCTTCTTCTATAGAAATGTGAGGACGTTCTTTTCCTTCTTCTCTAAGTTTTGCATTAACTTCATTGTGAATGAAATGACCCCACAACCAAAAGTTTTCTGGAGAAGAAAAATTAGGAGGGTATTGATTGAGGAGAACTTTGAACTTTGAGTTGCATGGGCAGTCTTTGGGAAGGGTTAGTAGCCATAGACGAAACCATTGAGGATCACAACCAACATAACTGTGAAGAATTTTCCAAGAGTTTCTACCTTGGGCATTTTTAAGTTGTTCTGCATTTACTGAGGGTTTTTTACTAATTAATGGTTTGTTGTAAGTATTTGTATTGGTTCTAATTTTTGGAACTAATTTACTTACGTGGTCAATGACTCCATTACCTTTGTCAATGAGTCCACATGGACAAACTACTGGATAGAATAGTCTGTCTACCGTAAGTTGAAATTTACACTCTGGACATGTCCAACTCATACTGCACTTATCTCTATGTAGTAGTTACACTCACCTCGTCCGAAAATGTCGTTACTTGACGAGCATAAACATAATAAATCAGTTGGAGCAACAAGAAAAGGCCCATAAAGAAAAGTTAGTGTAGAACAACTTGCTTCAATTGGATATTGAGGACCATTCTGTAAGTTACCCCCGCAACCACCACAACTAGATACACATCCTTGAAGAATTGCCATTGCAGCAGTAAATGGATCAGTTACTCCTGTTTCAGGATCTAAGTTAGGGCAACCCCAAAGAATTTCCCATAGTTGACCTGTGCCACCACTATAACTTTCGCAACAAAATCCTGAACCTTCCCAACGACCTTCTAATCTACTCCATTCAATGTCAAATTCACAAGGTTCCAGTAAGTCTAGTCGAACACAATTTTCTGGATCAGGATAAATTCGAACACGAAGTTTAGGAGGAAAGTAAGCATTGTCTCCTTCTTCACTGGTACATTTACATAGGCAACTAAGGCATTTAGGGTTTGTATGAAAGTGTTCTTCAAATATAAATTCTTCTATTATGATGTCTTCAGTGTCTACTCTCATTCCACAATAATAACCTTCCTCGAAAGGTGCTGGTGGAACGATGCCAACGAAAGATAGAACTGAGTTACTAATACTGGCACAAAATTCTGTTTCAGAAAAAATTACATTGAAGCTTCTGTTAGTATTAACTAATCCAATGATTAGTTCTTCTTTCAAAATTGTAGTTACTCCATTAGAGATGATTCCTAATCGAATTACTGAATCATTAATACCATTACGTTCAAATTCTCCAAAGTAGAGATTGTTTGAGTTGAAATGAGGTGAAGTTGCAAGTCTTGGTATATTGACTAAGATTCGGTACTTGACTCCTCCATTTTCTATTTCTTCTCTGGTTTTAATTGTTACTACCATTGAGGTATCTGGAACTGGATGCACTACGTCTAAGTAAGCGGTAGAGTCTCCTTCGGATACTGCATCATAAGAAATGATGGAGAACTCAGTTCCATTTGCGTACCAAGGGGACCCTAGTTCTGTATCGTCTTCTCTATCGAATATGTCCCTGAATATGACACATTCATCATCACAACAACATGGCATTCCAGGCATCAGTAATTACTCCCCAGTTGAACATACTTGGAACGGAGACCAGTCTTCAGGATCGCAAGTTTTATCGGAAGTCCATGTTCCACCAAAAGTTGTACACAAGTCTTGTGGAATCTCAAAGCAATAGGTATTTGTTCCATTGAACTCAGTTTCCATTTCTATGCAACATGCTGCGGTAGTTGGAGTGTTATTTCCAGTTGGTGGGCAAGGACCTTGGATGATTACGTACTTACAAGATTCACATTCTCTATATACGTAAACACGGGTTCCTACTCTTAAACTTTCAAAGATTTTAAGAGGATCGTAGATTGTAACTTCTGTATCTATGAGAATGTTAGTGTCATAGATTTTTGTAATAAATGCTTGTGCAGTACATTCAGTACTGTTGCATGTCATTCCTGAAAGTAAGAACGCACTAAATACTTTGTCTTTACAACGAACTTCTCTAGGTGCTAGTACTGAGTTTGTAATGTCCCAAGGTATTGTTTTTAAGTGAGTACGTAGACCTACTCCTCCATTAGAGTTTCTGGAGTAGGAATAAGTAATTGATTGAACGTCAGATGACAAGTCTCCAGATACTAAACCTTGATATAGAATATCTACGTTCCTACGCATTCTATCACTAGCAAATGCAGAAATCCATTCTGCAAACTCGTTAGCTTCTTTTTGACCTTTTGGAAGTTCGTTACCTTCTGAATCTTTGTCTATTATTTTGTGGTCATAGAATGCATATGGGATAAGGATAGATATTTCTTCGCGTTGAGTATTAGAAGAAAATGGAGATATGTAGAAATAGTTCTCTCCTCCTACGAATGAGGTTACTCCTTCATTAGTTACTGACTTACCCATAAATGGAGGGTCTGGGTAATGGTCTAAAGAGTCTACAAATTCAATTTTGCAAAGATCATCACTTTGTAAACGTACTTGAAACTTAGGATCAGTTCTATGAATTACTACATTGTTATAAAGTACTTGGCAGTAATCTGGGATGTCTTCAAATTTGAAAAGTTCATTAGCCATTTTTGGCTTAATATCTTCTGACCCTGCTGATGGAAGATATAATGAAAAGAAGTGAGTAGAAGCTATATAAGATAAGTAATCAACTAATGGAACGTCAGGCAATGGAAATTTGTTGTAGACTTGAGGTGGACGTAAGTATGCGTTACTTTCGTCGTCATACGCTGCAACTAAATCATCAAATGTTTCGTACTGTTCTGTAATGGTATTATCTTTATGATATTTTTTCTTGGTCATTTCAAGTTCAACGATTAGTAATCGTGTATTGTCTTGACCTGCACCTCCTTGATTTGGTGACATTAAGAATGAAGTATGAACTAGCTCTAGTCCTTCAAACTTTTGTTGACTGTACTGATCGTAAATAATTAGATCAAGAGTTATGTCACCAACTACTTTGGAATCTTGAGCAGGAGGTTCACCTGGAGGTGGGGGATTATTAGATTGGTTTGCTAAGTATGCTTCAAATAAGTTTTTCCATTCTGCTTCATATACAATGAATCGTCCATAAGAACGGTTTGGAAGTGCTTCGTATTTGAAGAAGTTTACAGAGTCTAAAGATATCCCAATAAAGTTTAGATGATCTTCAATCTGAGTATGATCGAAGACACTTAATGACATGGCTTTATTGCTGATGGTGAACATCTATATTCCTATGCAATGTGAAATTTATTAGACTTGTAGTCCAGTGTCTTCTTCGGTCTGAGTCACGATGTCGGCTGAACCTCCTTCTGGAGGAAGGGAAGAAGAACCTTCCATTCCAATATCTGCATCTTCTAGGGAGACCCGTTCAACAGAGTATTCTTTGGTTCTGAAGTTGACGAATGCTAAGTAGTCGAGGTTTTGGGTCTTGAAGTCGTAGATGGCACTATCGCATAAGTGAGCTAGGGTGCTGTAGTAGAGCATCATTGGAACCTTACGTCCTGTAGCAGAACCCATACCGTTGTCATTCTGAGATTCAGTGACTTCGGGAGGGATGCCAAGTGCTTCTAAGATTTCGTATCTAAGCTTCTCAGGATACTCCATGAGTCCATTAGGAGTTATGTTTGCAGAGGGTGGAGTGTATTCCCACTTCTGTTGACCGGATGAAGTGTTAATGTCGTCTGGAAAGATTCGATAGCCACCAGTACGCATGTTGGACATCATCTTGATTGCTAAATCTAGGTTATCGATTTCGGATTCACCTACTTTGGTTTTACCGATGGGGTAACGCATTTGACCACCATCGAAAGCATTCTTGATGTACCAAGTACGTCGAATGTCTCTTGCTCCGTAGCATACGTAGAGTTCGTGCCAAGGAATGCTAGCCCATGATAATCGAGATTCACCGAAGACTGGATTTACTTTTCGATTGTGGATGTGCCATAGGACTTTAGGGAATAGGAGTTCAGCACCATTCTCATAACCAGGGATGCCTTTAATGTTGGCACCTACCATTCGATGGTCTAGGAAGAGAGGTTTTACTGAGTCTGGGTGATTCCACTTCAGGTAATCGTATTCAATACGATTGGATTCAGTTTGTTTGTAGACTACTTGAGAACAAGAGAATCCCCATTCAATCGCGGATAAAGCTTCATCAAGACCTACTGTCCAGAATCTTTTAAGAGTTTTTACGATGAAGTCTTGGAGTTCTTTGTTCTCTGATGATACTTTGTAAATGAACTGGGCACCGTTAGCTTTGAGAAGGTCAATCAAAGCTGGATTGCTGCTCTTTTCTTCTGGAATGAATACTGTGTTGTACTGGATAGGTCCTTTGAGCATTTGAAGACCAAACCTAATACGCCCATCTTTGAGCATAGTAGGAATAATCATTTTGTTGAACATTGGAATGTTGTGCCCATACTGAGGATCGTATATGGGCTGAGGAGAGTTTCCAATGTATCTGACTGGACTATTAGCATAGACAGTCAACATTTCGTTGACACTTGAAGTTGGTTTGCGGCTTGCCATGTTATGATCCTGCTAGTTTTTGATTCTCAATTGATTCTTGAAGTAACCATTGATTCTGAATACGGTCTGCTAACTTCTCATCATTGTAGGCAAGAATGAGAAGGTCTTTGATTGATGCAGCATCTATGCGTTTTAGTTCATTAATCTTCTCTCTAGCTTGGATTACTGGCATTACCCATTGGAGAAGCTTTAGTTCTCGAATAGTTAGTCCAGTTGGTCCGACTCCATAGAATCTAATTGCCTCTGCAATAGGGATGATTTTTTTTTAAGATCGACAAGCATCTCGTTTGCTAAGTTAAATAAAGAGAGTGCTGCTCCTTTACTACCTAGTTGAACTTTAGTTTTGTCATAGATTAGATCGATGAGCAGTTCCCATCGATCTTTAGATAGTTTTTCAGCTTGGTCATATGCTTCTTGGTAAAGACTAACTACGTCTACAGCTTCGATAGACCCAACAAGGTTACTATTGTTGTCTCGAAGATTGATGACTGAATCGTCTAGTTCTGGAATTGAAAAATCTGCCATAGCTACACTTTTTTTTGGAAGGGTTAGGAAAACTCAGAAGATTGAGTTGTACGGAACCCAATACTAGCACATACAGGGTCACCGAGCAAGGCATAGGTAACGTTCCAGCTTGCTTCAAATACTGGTAGATCGACTGACATATTAGCTAGTTTATGAGTCCACTCAGATACACCAACTCGGTAGGCTTTTACTAATGGAGTACTTAGACCGTCTGGCACAGTACCCCCATTAGCGAATCTTGTTTGAACTCCAACTAATGAAGGAGTTGGAATAGGATAACCTATTCGCATAGCAGACCCTACACACCTTACGTAAGTTATTGGGGCACCGAACGATTGAACATTGTGGTATTTGTAAGGACTGTCTGTTGAATCTGGGTTAGTTGGATATCCTCCTTGGTCTCCAGTTTCTCCTGTGATAGAAAAGTGACGATAACTACTTTTAGTAGAGTCAGGACGATGAGTATTATTGTGTCTACTGGAAGGATCTTGACTTTGAATAGTTGGAACTAAGACTGAGTTTTCATCTCTGATGACTTCAAACTGCATGTCATAACTAAGCCAAGTAAGTTTAGGATCAGTAGTCTTTAACCATGATGCCATGTTTGTTTGGGTGCCTGGGTACCCTTCAAAGTTAGTAGCTGGATTTTGTGTGTCTTGAATAGGTACTCCCGTTACCTTTTTAGGGTCAGCTACTTGGTTTTGTAATGTACTTGATTTTGGAAAGTTTAAGTCTTGAAATACATGAAGATGGTGATTTCTTCGGTATTGAGCAAGATTAGAAATGTTGTCTGTACCTGGATTAGAATTATCAGCAACATTAGGAAGAACTCTTTCTGGGGTTCTGTTAGTGTTGAACCCTTTAGCTGTAGCTGTTGGTCTATTGTCATCAATTGCATCATACGGATTAAAAATTACATCATATCCAGGTAACAAAGGACCACGATATCCAAATACGTTTTGGGTGTTAGCTAAGTACTGTCTTGAGTACTGCCATTGAGTTGAGTAACCAAGAGGAGTTGGTATGTATGCTCCTGTGTCTGGGTCTATCAAAGGATCAGGTACAGTTCCAAATGCGTCTGGATAAGTACCGTTGTTATTTTGGTTCTCTGTCCAAGCGATGTAAACTGGACTGAATAGTCCAGTGTGTTTGAATAGATTATTTAATGAAGTTAAAACCAAATATCCGAAAGTAAAATCTACTTTACGATCATAGATGTTTTCTTTGATACGTATTTTGTGAAGTAAGTGTCTTGGCTTTTCTTTAGTCTCTGGGACTAAGTTTTGATTTTGATTGGCAGTTACTTCATCTTTAACGTTGACTTTGTTAGCATCATCTACAGAAATTGGTTTACTAAGGTTTATTCGTTGTTGGACTATGCACATCATTGCAATCCATGCCCAACCTTTCCATTTACCAGGAGCTACAGTAATTGTTCCTTCTATAGTATTTCCCCAACTATAAAATCCAGCACCTCCAAATAAATCGTCACTAAGAAGATCAGACGATACTTCATGAGATACTTCTGCTGATATGATATTTGGCATCAATGGATTGTCAGATTTTAATTCTGTATCGACTATGGTGTATTCAAGCTCTCGTTTGCTTTTACGAAATTTGTACTTTTGAGAACGAGTAAATCCAATTGGATGAAGTGGTTCAAAATAATGAGTCATTAACTGAATTAGTCTTGGAACTGCTGATGGATTACCTTTACGGTCTAATACTCCTATTCCTGAACTAGAGAACTCAATGACTCCAGTAAGGGTTACTATGACTGTGCCTTCTTCGCTTACAGTAAACTCTTGTTCTTCAGTAACAGAGAATACGTAATTACGTAATAATTCATCTCTAGTTGGGCTACCACCTAAACCAGAATCGTAAGTTAAGTCATCAAATAAATCATTTAGTACAGAACTTAATGTTCTAAATTCAGAGTTAGTAGTAGTTGAATCCCAAAAAGAACCTGCGTATTGTCTTGATGCATTAACATCTGTAGCATTTATTTCACCAGCAGTTTTTATGCGATCATTAAGGATTAGATTAAAGTTACATCTCCATCTACATTTAACTGCATTATTAAACCCAATAGGTTCCCAAGATAGTACTTCTGGAAAGGGACCATCAAACGTTTTGTACTGTAATAGGTTTGGGTACTTATATTCGTAAGTAATACCATTTGGCAATGTTGCTGGTTCTTCTTCCCCAAGAACATTAATTTGAACTCCTGCACCATGATGCCAGAAGATTAGTTTGCATTGAGGTCGCATTAGTTGCATACGGATAGTGTCCATAGCAACATCTACGGAATTTGCTGCTTGTGGAAATGCAGTAGGATAACTAGGAATTATTTTTCCACTTACTAATGCTACCAGTTCTTTAGTTAAAATGAACTCTGCTTCAACAGTACATCGAATGTATTTTAGAGTAACCCCATCTTCTGAATACACATTTTGTTGAGTTAATGAAGTCTTAGTGTAGCCTTTGAATATGAAGTCTCCATACTGTAGAAATTCGTATTGGCATGACGGTGCTTCTGGCATGATTATTTAAGTCCTTGTGGTCTATTTTTCATTAAACCTTTAAGTGGATCAATCCAAGGCATTGCAGGTTTCTTCTTTTTCTTTTTAGATTCTTCACCATAGAATATGGAAGCTAGTCTAGCAAATGGTCCGAAAATTGGGTCAAACCATTTAGTCCATTCCCTGAAGTAAGCTACACCAACACCTACTATTTTTACAGCATCAATCAACATGGACAGTAATGTTATGGTATCTAGTATGAATGGTTTGAATGCAATCATAAGTTCTACACTTACTTGGTACATTTTTTGTCGTAAAGTATTTGAAGCTGCATCCAATTCTGCAATTTCAGACCCATACTGTTTAGCAGTATTAAGTTGTAGTTGAAGCATAGCTAACTGATTGTCAAGTTTTTCTCCTAAAACTTCTGGAGAGAATGCAGTTATTCGTTCTGAAGTATTTTCTTCAATTTGACTTAGTATGGAGGTTACCTCAAATGAAGCACCAGCAGCAGTACCTCCAGCAGCACCTAACGCTGAACCAGTACCTATACCTGCGGCTACCCCTGCTGGACCTCCAGGGATACCCATAATACCTCCAATAGCTCCTCCAATAAATGTACCCGTACCTTGAAGTCCTCCTGCCGTTGCACTAGCGACTTGACTTGCAGATATTCCTCCTTTAGTTGTAGCTTGTGCTGCTGCTCCTAAAGATTTTTTAATTGGTTCTAACCCATTCATTAACAAGTTGTTTACCGCAAGAATAGCACCTATCGCATCAGTAGAACCTGAAGAAGATACTGGAGCGTATTTAAGGTTTGCTGCTGTTGGAGGAATGTTTGGAGGACCATTGTTAGGTGGTTGTCCTGCTGGACTAGCAGTAGTTCCAGTTGGAGGTTTACCTGATCCTCCACTTCCTGCTGCTTCCATTAACTGTTTAAGTTGTTCAGCAATACGTTCTCTGTTTGATTTTGTAATCGAAGGACCTTTAACAGAACCTCCTTCGGCTGAGAAAAACGTTTGAGATATAAACTTCTTTAGATCATCTGGAATGTTTTGATTCTGTTGAGTAAAGTAATCTGATAACTCTTTTCCTGTTTTACGTTCTCCACGTAGGAATGCTGCTCTAAAGTTAAATAGAGGGTCTGAGTATGACCCTGGGGCATATGTGCTACTACTCTTCGCGGGGAAGATTCCTGCTAAATTTTCTGGAGGAAGAAAAGAAGATGTAGGTGTTGATGGAGTGATCTTGGGGCGTAAATCTTCCGGTAGGAACTTACCTTGTTGGGATCGATACCTATCGATGATCTCTTCCCGAGTGAGTTCGGGTTTAACAGGCATGTACTTCTTAATGTCTTCTTTGACTACTGAGAACAAACGTTTTGACTCAGGTCGGTATTCTACTGGGGAAGCTTTCTCTTGCTCTTTCTTGGTGATGAACTCTTGAGCGACGTTGAATGCTACTTGAGAAGCTACTTGTTCCCATTGAGTGCGAACTGCTTTGTCAAATTGTTTTTGGTACTGATTGAGGATGTCTTGTTCCTCTTTCTTTACCTTAGATAGACTTTGATTGACTCTTTCGTTGTAACCTTCATTAAATCCTTTATTAGCAAGACCTTTTAAGTCTGTAGTTACTTTGGTTTCTGACTCTTTGAAGTACTGGTTTAATTTAGCTTCAGTTTCTTTTATTTCAGAAATCTTTTCTTCGTAGAAACTAATTAGTTGTTGATCTGGCTCATCAGATGCTTTTAGATTTTCTGCTCTTACTTGAGCAGTTGTTCCAAGAAGATTAGCTTGATTAAGAACTCCAGTTTGAAGGTCTTTTAAGAACTTTAGTTGACGAACTGATTCGTCTTCTATAACTTTTGTAAGAGCTTGTTGATCTTTGGCTTTTTTACCTTTAAGAGCTACGTCTCTAGTAAGTGCAGGAGTTAAGATAGACTCTTTGTTTTTGAAAAACTCTGTATTGAATGTACGTAGAAAGTTTTCAATACGAGCATTGAAGAGAGGGTCAGGCCCTAGTGTTTTATAGTCAGAGAAACTAGGAGCAGTTGGAGTTCCAACTGTAGACTCTGATTGTAACTGAGATTTAGGAATGCTAGCAGGATCAACTACGTTTAAGTCAACTTCGATTTTGAAATTATTCTTTTTAGCCATGATTGAACCTATTAGTCATTAAACAAAAGTAACCTAGCACGATTGCTAGGTTACTGTAGCTTTGATAAAGCATTTGACATATTACTGAATTTCAATTAAGCAATAGTGTAGTACTTTAAGAAGGTAGTGCAACTAGGACCTACACTTGAACCTGCTTCTGGCAATGGTTCAGGAGTTGGAAGTACTCGAAGAGTTACAGGAAGTTTTCTAAGTGCTGAAGAGTACAAAATGCTACTTGCTTCTGCTGCAAGAACGCAATTATGGAATGTGATGGAAGTTAAAGTTGATCCTGTTTGAGAGTTACCTACTGATTTGGCAGTTGATCCTGCACAAGGAGTAAGGACCAATGGTGCTGCCAAAGAAGATGTAAGCTTTCCAGCAATGCCTACCCAACCATGGTTTTCATTGTAAGTTTGGTCAGCATCGTGGTCATACGGCCAAACAAGTCTACGTACTCCTATTAAGTCAAGTTCCATCAAGACCATTCGGATTTGCATGTCGATACCTTGGAAGACTTCGTCCATTACTCCACGATACTGGTCTGATCGAATTTCTTCTTGAACTCGGGTAGTGATTTGTTCAAACCCATTTTCAGTAGTTCCCAAAGGGTACCCAGCATAAGTAGCAGTAAAAGCACCAGTGATAAACGTCATTTTGAGTTAAGCTCCTGTAACAGTGTTTGCCGTTGAATTACCATTTTACGAATTTTAGCCTCATCGTGCAAGCTTTTTAGCTTATCCAAGATTTCATTGGACTTTTGAGGGGTTAGTGTGTTTAGATCGATTTTTTTTACTTCTCCAACTTTAGCTTTGAAAGAGTTTTCTGGATTGTCTTCATCGATAAACTCAACCCCGTCTAAAGCTATTTCTAAAGCTTTAGTTTCTTTTTCGATTTCAAGTTTTTGTTTTTGAAGTTTGCACCATTCTAAACATTTGTAACAAGTTGCTGCTTTATGAAATCCAGTAGTGTGTTTTGGTAATTTTGGAGAGTTACAAGCTGATACAAGTTTAGTTCCACTTGGGGCAGGCAATGGGGTGTTCTCTGGAATGACATTCACTACATGGAATGTTGGTTCTAAATTTGATGGAATTAGTAAGCAAATGTTTACTAGCTCATGAAAGTTTGCATTTTCGCAACAAGAGGCTAAACGCTTGGATGGGGCGTAGACTCGCTTTCGGCAGATGGAACAATCGAACGGGTACATGAGGGGGTATCCTTCTATGCAATGCGGAATTTAATAATTGGGGTGTCGGAATAAATTCAGCATTGCACACGGTAGAGGCGACTGGGGGCTAGGAACCGACAGGCATAGGTGTGACCTGCCGGACGAATCGATGATGATTCTACTCCATCAGTAGCGTTAAAGTAATCAGGATATTTTGGATTTGGTTCTGCATCACAACTAAGGTATTCATAACCATCACCGAAAGAATAACCAGTAGTTAGTAAGGTAAAAACTGAATCTGGATAGCTCTTGACATTCTTTTCTATGTAAGCTATAATACTGTTGTTTTCACTACTAAATAACTTAGATATAACTGTTATAACTATATCTTTAATTATATTAAGAGATAAATACTCTTTAGTTAAATAGTAACTAAGTCTGTCTGTTGGTGCTAATCTAGTTCTAGCTCCACAAATAACATCAAAAGCAACTCTATCTACTACGTAGTTAGATGGTCCTTCTGTTTTAGCTCCAACAATGTTCTCTCTGTCTTTACAGTAGATTAGTACGAAGAACTGTCCTACTGTGGGTGGTGGTTCATCTTTGGATGTGACGTAGATGCTGTCCGTACCTAAGATGTCTCTTAGTGGGGATTCCTCTAACTTAGCTTTTACGATGTCTAAGACTGCTTTCTCGTACATTATTCTTCTTTCATCCTGTCCAGAAATGAGGGGGGTACAGGGGGGGTGCCTTTGAACCCTTTTCGTCTAAGGTAGTTGTAGAATAAGGGTAAGGCTTTATTAAGTGCTTCAGTCAGTAAGGAGTCTAAGTTTAGTACGAAAATGGGTCTAACCGCATCAACAGCATCAGCATATGGTACCTCAATCTCAACTGAGATGTTTTTGGTGGTAACCTCTACTGATTGTCCTGGAGGGGGAAGATAACGTCCATTTCTAAAGTACCCAGGTTTCATAGCTTGCAACAATTCTCTAGTACGAATGTTGATAGCTACTTTACCTGAGTAGAGTATTTTCTTTCTTTGTTTCCATTTAAGTGTTTTTTCTTTTAATGGTGCCCATTCATCTCCAAATGAATCTGAACCAGTTTGAGCCTTTTGAATGAAGGCTGTATAGTTCAACTTCATGGCATGATAGAGAACCAAGTTGTTCAAATAAAGAACTAAATCTTGGTTCTCTTTAGCAGTTGGTGATCTACTTATTGAAATCCTTTTTCCTACAACCATAGGAATGGAATCATCCTATTTAGGAACTGTCCACCTACAGAACGAGTTGAGGTAATGGCATCTACCCGAATTGGGCTGAATGGAAATCTGTTGTCAGAGGATACGTTTTGGAATACTGCAACAGTGTTTCCAGAACGAGGTAGCTCTGACAAGTATAGTTCACCATCAGCTATTTGTTCGAGATCAGACATTGACTCAATGTACTGCTCTTGATAAAGAGATGGATTGCCTCTACGAATGGATAAGAGATAGCAACCAATGATAGTTGCTATCTCTCTCACTCTTGGTGATTGAGCTAGGTTTACGTCATCGAAGGACTTATTAAGTACTTGTTTGACTCGACCAGTAGCTCTTTCAATGATTTCGTAAAGCATCTCTTCATTGTCAGAAACATCGTCTGTATGGAGCAAAGCACCATCCTCAGAGAGGAGGCGTTCCATCTCCTCTTCTGAAGTAAACAGGTATGGGTATCTCTGACCTTGAAGTGCCATCTATTACAGTCCAGTTCGCCATACGTTGGCGTAGAAGAATGCATTAGGCATTGGAAGGATTGGAACGTAGTTCAAGAGCATCTTGACATCGAACCGTGGTGGATCGATTTCACGAGTACGCCATTGATGGAATCCGGTGATGGTACGAACATCGGATACTACGGTCTCTGCAACAGGTTCCATACCAGTTGCGAATCCAACCCAGTCTCCTGGAGGAGGAACAATCAAAGCGTATCCATCTGGAATCAAGGTCTTCCAGTTGTTAGCGTTGATTTGATTCGCCAAGTCAGGAACGACATTGTTGAGTACGAGACCTTCGTTGTAGATGTGGAAGGTATACTGTGGCAATGCTCGGAAGATAACCTTGTATGGACCGCTAGTTGGAGGTGTACCACCTTCAACAGGACGGTTGGACAAGCTATCAAAGATGGTGAAACTGGTACCACCGACTTTAGACAACTGAGTGTTGTTAAAGAGGTGACGACCAGTGTTACCATTGAGAATGATATCCGTTGGTTGATAGCCAGAGACTCGGGCAGCAACTACGCTGATTTCATTCAAATGGTCAAGGATTGGGGAAGATGCTTGATCCCAACCTTCACCTGCACCGATGATCCCACCAATGTCCCCAGTGTTACCAGCAGGGATTAGGTATTGGTTCTTGAGGATCGCATCTGCATCAGTGAGTTCACAGAGACGGAAACCCTCACCACCATCACTCTTGAGTGCGAAACCACCTTGGAACATTTTGGAAACCATCCACTCAACAGCATTGGAGACCTGGGTCTTCAAGTGTTTAACTTGAGTAGCGATGTATTTCTCTCCAGAAGCATCAACTGGAGTATTCAAACCAAAGCTACCAAGTTGACGAGTCATAAAGACCTTTTCGTCAGCAATGGTAGTCTTTGGGTGGATACGGTACAGAGATGCCATTGCAGTCCCAATAGGCTTAGGTCCAACTGAAGTTGGAGGGGCCATAGGTGCCGACAATGGAGCAATGGTACGAGTTGCTGCAATCAAGTCATAACCGAAAGTACGTTGTTGGCTAACAACAACTGGGGTATCGGTTGGTTGAAGCTTGAAGTACCGTTGAAAGAATGATGCTGGAGTATGCAGTTGCTCATAAAGAGCAACAATTTGCGGTACTCGCATCAACTGGTCATATGACAATCCTGGCATTTGAGTATTCCTCTCTTAATGTGTTAATTAGTTAATTAGGTTGCAATGGTTGGGGTTTGAGCTTCCCAAAGGTTAGGAATTACAATCCATTTAGTTCCAGTACCGATGACTCGGAAAGAACCACCAACTTTTTCAGATGAGGTGCTAAGAGCTACCGAGTCTGCTGCAATGTCGTTGTAACAAATCATGATGTCTGTGGTGGCACAGGTGAGTGTCATGTTTTGGTCAACAGCATTGAAGAAGCTGTACTCAAGACCTTGTTTTGGAGAAGCAGGAAGAGTAAAGGTGATTGCTGCAGCACCATTGGTGATGAACATTTGACCAGCCATTGCTTCAGTAACCGTGGTGTCAGCAGTTACCGTAGAAACAACAGAACCAGGGATGTAAGACGAAACATCATCGTCGAAACGGAAGGCAAAAGCCATTTGACGACGTACAACGTATTCCAATGATGCACCAACGATACCGTCAGTGGTCAATGATGGAATGACAAGTCCGTTAGCCTTAACACATCCACTGAGGAGTACGTAGCCAGTGTAACGATCTTGGTCGGAACCAAGAAGTTGCATTTTTTGAGCAGACATAAGAACGCCTGCAATCTTTTGGGAACCATCTGTTGCAGATGGGTTCCATTGCATCATCTTACCTTTATCTGCTCCAGAGGTGACCTTGCCAAGCAAGAGTCCTGGACGAAGAACGTCAGTGTAACTGGTGTTACCGGCATCTCGGGCCGATCCATCAATTACAACTGGAAGGTAAACTTGTTGATCAAGACGACCCCAAGTGATGTTGGTAGAGTTTACTACCTCATTGAATGGGGTCAGGTAATGTCCTGGCCCAATCCCGTACATATCAAATGAAAACATGAGTTGATTCCTCTCTTACTAGGGTTGGGAATTAGACCAAAGATGCCATGTACTTGGCGGTTTCACTCAAGACTTTTTGATCGTCTTGAGACTCTGCACTCCAGTTACCACCCATTACGAGAGTTCCTGTTGGTGCTGGATGATCTGCCTTTGGAGGAACTGGCATAGTTTCCAAAGACATAATTAACGTTTCAAGCATTGGGGTAACAACTTCACCATCTTTGAACTCGATGTTGTAGTTGTCAGCTTGAGGGTAGAGGTTGGATTCAGCAAAAGCTTTGGTGGTACGGTTAGAACCAACCAGGGAATCGATACGGGATCGATAACCTTTGCGACGATCTGCTTGCATCGAGTTCTGCATTGCAGACATTACAAGCAAAACCTCGCTGCTAGCTCCTTCTGGAGAGGGAGAAGAAAAATCTTCTTTAGCATAAGGTTTGTTGGTCTTTGGATTAACAACTTTGCCGTTAATCAGGGCATCAACCTGAGATGGGTCTAGGTGGGACATAAGGAGTGGTTCCAGTTCAAAAGAGTCTTTCTTCGATCCGTTTTCCGCATTCAACAATTTATATTGACCTACGGCAATAGAGAGATATTTTACAAGATTGTCAATACTTGTATCAGAAGGTAGTTCAATCTTGCAATAATCTCTCAAGTCGCTAATCAATTGGGTTAGCATGGCAGGGCTTTCCGAACCCTCTTCGTCATCATTAACCATGTTTGACATGACTAGACAAGCATCTTGCTCATCTTTAAGTTGGAAGTTTTCTTGACCAAGTTCAATTGGGTGAGTTACCAATGCGATGTGCATGATAGCTTCCTCAAGAACTTCATCACTTCCATCAGTTACAGGGACGTTACGACGAGTGTAGATGGAGGTATCTTGCACCGTAGTACCTACTTTCCCTGCTGGAGTATTTGGATCATCAGGATCACCAGGAACATCAACAGTTCCTACTAATCCTAATTTTCCATCCTCCAGGACTTTAGTAACAAGTTTATCCCAAAATCCAGCATTTTCGGTGCTGTCTTTTAGGAGACCATTGTTACCAGTTGTGAAGGCTGTGATATTGAAATCATGTTTCCAGGGACCTGGAACCTTAATACCACGATCCTTCATTTTTGAAAATGTGTCAACTAATTGATTTAGCCTATCAGGAGTCACACTTACAAATTCGTACTGTTTTGTCTTCTCATTCCATTGACGGTACTTCCCCTCTTTGAGAACTACTTTTTCAAATTTTGCCATTAGCTGATCCTTCTGGTTACATCGTTTTCAATGATAAATTTATCAGAAATGGTGAGCATACGAACTTGTCCACCAGTTGTCAAAGCTTTGATGTCATAGTTGAGATTATTAGTTACTTCGCAATATCTAGTAACTTCTTGGCTTACTTGAATAGTAATGTTTGAACCACTTACTGTTAGAGAGCCATATGAAGCATTAGTTGCTGGAGAACCATTGGCAATTAGAAGTCCAGCAGTTTGTTCAATTTGAATAACGCTCTTAGAGTCAGTGTCGTTCTGTCTCTTTCTAAGAGTAAACCATATTTTGCTAAGATTTGTCAAGTCTCCAAGATTGATAACTTGGAAAGACCAGAAAGTTCCTCGATAAACTATAACTTCATCTTGGTTGTAAGCTGTATTAACAAGGATTTGTGGAACTGCAACTGTAGCTGTTACTGAACCAGTACTTGTTGGAGCTAAACTTAATGCTGAAGCAGTCCATTTTGGAAGTACTCCAGAACCTTGAATCATTGCGATTAAGTCTCCAAACATTGTAGCTACGTTACTTGTTATTCTGGAAAGTAGAGTAGTAACACCACTACCAGCATCGGAAAGAACTTTACCAAGTGTTCCAGCAGTTGTGTGTCCAGCTAATGGTTCATCAGCTACACGTACTGCAATCTCTGATGCTGCATCTGCTGCTAATGCATTTGCGTTAATCGCTCCAGCAGAAAAAGCTGCTGCTGTAATGACTCCAGCTTGAAAGTCATGGACAACAGCGGCTACATGGTTAGAACCAGTGACGCTTACTGTCCTTTGTCCCGAAGCGGAAACTAGCCAACGATCACCAAATGAACCATTCGTCCATCCACCTGCTGGAGAAGCATTGAGTAGTGCATCTCGGTTTTGATTAGCAGTTGGAATATCACTAACTGCTGCTGGGCTAGCTGGCAGATTATCCGTCTTAGCTTTAATCGCTGCTACTTCCGTATCAACGTAAGTGATCAACGTATTGACGCTAGATTGCGATGCTAAGTTTGGAATTATGAGTGTGTTTCCAAATGAATCACCCGACACTATGACGTAACCACCAGCAGTGATATATAGGGATGAGAAGTTAGCTGGAAGAGTAAATGTTGGCATTGGCATACCAGTTACAGCAACTCCATTCCATTGGTCTGTGTTAGCTGTGACTCTTGTAGTTACGCTGTTCACTGAACCAGAAAGATTCCCAGTGATGTTGGCAGTCTGGTTTCCAAGACCTGTACCAGCAGTCAACGCATAACCAGTTTTACCGATGTTCCAATTTCCTTTGCTATCTAATGCTGATGCTGCAATAGATGCCGCTGTAATTGTGTTGTTATTGATAATTCCAACTGTAACTGCATTAGTTACGGATGCAACAGAACCAACTACGTTTCCACCTACGTTACCAGTTACGCTATTAACTGAACCTGACAGATTTCCAGTGATATTGCCAGTGATGTTGATGGTAGCCGAAGATGGCAATACTACAGCATCGGTTACGTTCTTGATTGTCGTGTTGCTGAGGTTTACCGTAGCTGTTGCATTGGTGATCTTGGATTGGTCAGTTCCAGCATACCCAGATACGTTGCTAGCCGAGGTGATTACGGTACGACCATCACCGATGCACGAAGACTTGAAGATCACTACGCTAAATGACTCTGCATTGGTTTCAGCTTGGGTAGGGGTGTAGCTCCAAAAGCCACTGGTAGCATCTGCTGCAAGAGTACCGGATGCTGCTGTCCATGCACCTGTTCCGATTTGAACTCGTGCTGAGACACCAGTGGTTTGCACCGTACCATCTGCGATTAGGACAACCTGACCGACAACGAATGGTGGCGGGGATGCTGCATTGCGTGGATAGCTCATTGTATTCCCGATCCTAACATTAAGGGTCGTCGTCTGTACCAAGCACCTTTGAATCCACCAGTGTTAATGGTTTCTGTGCCAAGGACGTATCGTTCTCGTTGTGGTCTAAATCCGTAGCCTCTGCCACCAAGGTACAAGGCTTGGATTTCTTGGGCTGTTAAGGCTCTGTTGTAGATGCGGACATCATCGATGAGACCATCAAAGTCATAAGTAGTATTTCCACCATAATGCCCACCAAACTTTAGCGTGTTATTATTTATTATTAAATTAGATGTATTTGTCACTGACCCGTTTGCAATTCCATTAACAAATACTGTGTAAATTCCCGAAGGGCTGCGAGTGCCTGATAGATGCAACCAAGTTCCCAAAGATAAATCCCATGAACCTATTGGGGGGGTATCTCCAAATTCCCAATTAATAGTACCGTTGGTATCAGCATAAATAGTTAGCTTTTTTTTCCACGCTTGAAAAGAGATAGCCTGATAATCTACAGTTCCTATAGATACAAATGTCGCTGACTCAAACCCACCAGCACCTCTCCACGATCTAATATATGCAAAACAACTAAATGTAAATGGGTTTGTATATGTTTTGAAATAATTTGAATCAATTGTCGATACGACTCTGTCGTCTATACCTCCAGAAAAATTCAAAGCATCAGCACCGCCACTTTGTTTCCAGCAAGTAGCCGGGTCCATATTAGTCAACGTACCGTGGTTCTTGTACGGTGACCTATCCTCTAGTCGTAGTCCAGTAGGTCCGAGGCTAGGTATCCATGCACCTACAAGACCTTGCTTTAGCTTGCTAGTATCAACTGCTGGTTTTGGTTTGGCTGGTACGGGTGCATCGACGTAGATGGTTTTCTTGGATGTAGTACGCTTGGCTGGTGCTAATCCAACGCCACGCCCGCCGGTGTAGAGTTGTTGGATTTCGGATGGTGTTAGGGCGCGGTTGTAGATTCTCACATCATCCAGTAAGAAAGATTTACCATACCAAATTCCGTTGTAATCCCCCAAAGAAGGAGTTGTTTTGGTTGTGTTTAGTACGGAGGTAGAACCGTTGTTGTTTAATTGTGTCGTTTGTAGTTTTCCATCTATAGTTATAATGCTTGTTTTTATCTGTTGGTTATCACTATAGGCTACTGCAACATGAGTCCATTTATTTAGTGGAATAACCCCATTGGAAAACACATTGTCTGTGTTTATTTCTAATACGACATTGCCGTTTACCATTCCAGTTACATAGCCACCGGCACCGGCAATTAAAAACGCTATGGAATTTCTAGCGGATAATGTCCCCATAGAAAAAATAGGCATGTAGTTTGAAAAACTATCTGCGTATACCCAGGCCGAATATGTTCTTGAAGATGCCCCTATAGGTAATGCGTTATTTTCTGGAATAAGAACAGTATCATTCACCCCATCGAAATCCAACGCACCTTTACCGCCACTGGTAACCCAGTCAGTGTTTGGGTCCATATTGGTAAGCACACCATCATTGTTACGTCCACTAACATCTCGCAACCGTGTTCCGGTTGGACCTAGACTCGGACACCATGCACCAACAAGTCCAGTGGTTAGGGTGTTCTTCTTCTTGGGTTTGCGTATGCTGATCTTGTTTAGGTTGGGGCTTGGGTCGGTGTAACCGACTTTGATACGCTGCTGCTTTAGTCCGTAGCCACGACCACCTTGGTAAAGTTGGTTAATCTCTCGACCTGTTAATGCACGTTCATATACCCTAGCATCGTCCCATTGTGTTCCGGTAAACGCCTGCGCTCCCGATGCTCCTCTAAATAGTCCTGCTACCGCAAAACAATTAACTGTAGTAGCACCTCCACCAATAGAATTTAGATTCAATACTCTCACGCCGTTTTGCCAAAGACTCATGTATCCTGCCCTATCTCGAACAGCTACAAGGTGTCTCCAGTTTGATGTTGACCATGTCCCACCTGCTACAGAAGCGTCACCACCAGTATCACTACGATTGAAAATTAAAAGATTATTTGTACCGCTTCTTCCAACTTGCAACCATGCACTCGTGTTAGATTGGCTTGATAGTGCGGCTAAAGTTGCACCTGCCCCTGATACTGTGCCAGTATGCCAAAAAGAATAACTCACTGGTTGTGCAGTAAGCTCAAGACTCTTTGATAACCGCATCACACAGATGTCATCTGTTCCGTCACAATCCAACGCCAACTTCCCACCACTCGGAATGTAGTCCGAGTTAGCATCCATATTCGTCAGGACACCGTGGTTATTACGACCAGATACGTCTAGTAGCCTAGTGCCATTAGCACCAAGGCTAGGACACCAAGCACCGACTAAGCCATTAAGTAGTGTGTTGTTTTTGCGTGGTTTGCGTCTGACTGGGTTGGATGATGGCCGAGGGATCGTAACGCCTTGGAAGGATCGTCGTCGTGGCGGTTCGCGGAGCATACCGGCACCACGCCCGCCGGTGTAGAGTTGTTGAATCTGAGTTGGCGATAACGGCGATGAAAATCCTGATGTCGATGATTTTCCATATAGCCTAACATCATCTACTCTACCAGTACCGTAAGGTTGTGTTGCATTTACGTTGTAACCAATTAAAAAATTGCCAAGATTAGTACCGAGCGATGTTGGTATTGCCCCAGTATAACCAATAAGAGTACGTTTTTCTCCGTTGACATACCCTGTCAAGCGATCAGTATTCCCAGATTCCGCACCATTGTATTGAAGAACAAGATGCGTCCATTCTTGAAGATTCATTCCAGATAATGAAGCATATCCTGACGATAAATTGTCTTCAGCTACAAAATACAATGTTGACGATAATAGATATAATCCAAACCTATTTGTTCCGCCATTTGGACCCAACCAGCACCCTATAAATTGGGACGTTGAGGTTGATGTTCTTTGGAGCCAACATGAAATGGTTCTATATTTAGCACCATTACACTCTAAGTTGGAATTAGTATTAAAGTAGTCATTTACACCGTCAAGATCAATCGCTGTTTGACCACCATTTTGAACCCATGTTGTATTAACATCTGTTCCAGAACCGATAGCGTGATTCCCGTTGCCACTGATGTCCGCTAATTGCAAACCAGTAGCACCAGTGAATGATGGACACCATGCTCCTACGAGCCCTTCACCCATCCATTCGCTATCACGTTCCCAATAGGCAATCATTATCCTATTGTTTCCCCTTCATCTACGATTGCTTCTACTGCGAACACTAAGTCCAAACCACTGTTGTTGATGGTTCGGATTTCGTAGATGTCACCACCTGGGATGTAGAGTCGTCGTGCATCACTCAGGTTGGCTACGGTATCACCACTGTTGCTTGCAATCCGTAAGTTACGCTCCAGGGTGAACGTAGTACCACTGATGGATGCAATCCTACAGAACTGTAGTCTTGCTCCTCCAGAGACGCTTAGGCAAAGAGTGTCTCCAACTGCAAACCCAGTAGCCGAAGTTACCGAGATGGTACTTGCACCCGCAGAGGCACCAGCACTAAGAGTAGTTGCTGCTGCTGCTGTGGTAGGGCCTTGACCAACTACGTCGTACACCTGACCTGGGAATACGAGGTTGTTGCCATCTGAGTTACGGATAGCAACGTAACCAGCCCTGGTTGGTGTAGTCGATGCTGTACGGCCAATCCAAACAAGTAGGGTAGCTCCAATCTTAGAACGTAAGTCCAAGGTGCGTAGCGTACCCAATGAACCATTGGCGAGGATACCAACTGGTTCGATGCTGGAAAAGCTGGGTTGAGTCTTGTAGACGTATGGCATGGTGCTTCCTAGAACAAGTCGTAGACTGGTTGCAACCGAATGAAGTGGTTAGCCGCAGTAGCATTCAATGCTGCGACACTCGAATGTACTACGAAGAATACGACCTTTTGAGGAACGTCACCTGCGAAAATGTCGCTCAGAAGACGTACTCCAAAGTCGTAGGCAGCGTTACTTGTCGTATCATTTGCTGCTTGGAATGCAAGGCGACAAGCGGTGAGCTTGTTAGATGCAGAAGAAATGGTTCTTGCTGCATCGGCTGTAGAGAAAGCATCGGGATACCCGGTTCCGTTGTAGCCGATTGCCCAGATTTCAAGCGATCCTGCTGTTGGAGATGTCCCAGTGGTGAGCTTTGCTGACACCCAGGCATCTCGGTATCCGTTGGTGGTGTTATCCCATTCAGCACTTTGACGACCAACGAGGAGCGTGCTGCTGGTTGCAAGAGAAGCAATGGTGCAAGTGAGGTCTACACTTGCTACATAGGTTGTTTTGGCCTGACCCATTTAAGATTCCTTATTCAACTGGTGGTTCTGGTTCTGGTTCAATTGGATCAACCGGAATTTCGGGTTCCGGTTCTACTGGTTCTTCCGGCTCTGGCTCTGGCTCTGGCTCTGGAGGTGGAGGAGGGATAATGAACAACCTCTCTACATCCGATGATTGGATGTTGTCCTCTTGTTCACTTGCCCTGAGCAATGGACTTGCTTGTGTTTCGGTCAGTCCGAGTCCACCAGACTCCACGGGAGTCGTTAGTGCTGACCTGATGATCGGTAAACCGAAATCAGGTAGCGAAGACTCTGGTACACCAGGACCCATGAATGCGTAAACTTCGGCTACGATTGGATTGTGCTGTGCGATTGCTTTGATTGTTTCAAGCACAATGACTGCTGTTGTCGGATCGTTTGCATAGCAAGCGATGACACCCATTCGACTTAAACGGGTTTGCTTGTAGACCTTAGGTGCTAGCTCCCTGCAACGTACTGCACAATCAGCAAACAACCGAGCATTGAATAGCTCAGTTGCTACTGGGTCGTTATCGATTAGTTGCTGGAGTGCTTCGGGTGTGATGTTCATGATTAGGTTGAGGCAAAGGTAAGAACTAATGTTCTAGCAGCAGCAACATTGGAAGGTGAACCAGATACGTTATTGATGATTTTTAAGTATTTAGCACCAATGAACAAGTCTGGTTTACCAATTGGAATATACCTACTTGCTCCAGAAGTAACCGAGTAGATGGAAGAACCATCATATAGGTCTTTACCTGGACCATCAGGATTTGAGCTAGCTTGGAAAGTAAGAGTGGTTCCTTCAAAACTAGCTGGAGTGTCAATAACTCGTAAGGATACTTGACCATTATTTGGACAAGTTAAAGCTACAGAGTTAGCTCCACTTGGAATGACTACTGAAGTAATTGTAACGTTTTGGGACATATTAGCTAAATACCTTAATAACGTAGTACATGACTGTAAACCAAAAAAGTAGGGATAGGATGATCCATACTCCTAGTACTGAGTCATTATGATGGTCATCAGGTTGATGGGTTGGGGTGTCTTTTGCAGTCATTGCCGATACATGCATGTTTCTGTAAGTCTACAATGGTTTGCTCTAAATAGCAAACTTTGCTATCTAGGGAAGCACACTTAGCATGAAGTTCTAAACGATCTTCATGGCAATTGTCTGCTTTCTCTCTATTTGACTCTACTTGTTTACGTAAGTCTTGAATCTGTGAAGCATTGTCAGATTCTACTTTACGGTATAGGTACCCAATTGTGGTTGCAAGCGTAGCTAACACAGCAGAGATTCCTCCAAGTATCCAGGTTAGTAATGAATTTGCAGGCTCATCAACAGCCATTTGTAATCTTTCTAAATTGATGGAACAGAGTCAGGTAAATCAATTTCACCAATAGCTTGAACAGTGAGAAGGCTACGTTTGTACCATCTGTCTACTTCTTCAACTGGTACGTTGTAGATAACATCCTTACCCCAAGACTCATTGGAGAGACGAATAAATAACTTTCCATCTGAAGCTTCAAAGTGACCTTGGAACGACATATTGTGTGCCCAAGAGTCACGTGGATTTTGTACATAAATGTTGAAACCGTCTTTGTGGGTTCCAATCTTATGGATTGCTATTCCTGAGCAAACAGATGCGGGTTTGAATTGGCGACTCAATTCGAGATGAGTGTCCATGTTGGTGACTTTTGGAGACTCTAGGAGTCTGAAGTCAGCAAATGGAAGAAGGGTATCTAAGAACTCCCAGTTTTGGAATCGACGATAGACTGAGTTGTCTTGTGGTTCTGGGAAGTCTTCTGGTTCTACTGAATTGAGTTTGGTAAGGATTTCTAAGAGCTTACCATTGGAGCAAAGAATAACTCCATCTTTAATGAGAGATTCGTATTGGATTTCACACCAAGAACCATCTCCACCTTTCATGTTGCCTCTACGACGACCACACCCATAAGAGAATGGAGCGTAGAAAGAGATGTTGTTGGTAGAGAACTCTTGTTTTCCAAGAAACTCTTCTGGATCACCTTTGATGGATAATTCATACATGGACCTACGTACCCAGGGACGTAGTGTGTTACTGATGACACATGATCCAGTTTTCTGGGGAAGGAAAGCTAGACGCTTACCGAAAAGGAACTCATCTAGCAGAGTCATGTCTGCTGAGTCTTTACCGTACTTCTTGGAATCCATCAAAGCTCGATACTTTGAGTACAGTACTTGAGACATTGGTTTGTTGTCTCGTACCTTATAAGCTACCGGCATATCTGCTGATAGCTTATCGTAGATTTGAGATTCGTAGTCGTGGCGAGAGTGGATTGGGAGAGTATCGTCATCACCCCAACCCATTGGACCTCTTACTAGCGAAATGTCTTCAGCCATTTAATTATCCAAACCTAGTGCTACGATTGTTAAGTACTTGGCAAACTCACCTTTGGACAAAGGCCACCTAGACCGTAAGTCGGCATTCAGATTCTCTATGAACGTTGAATACCTAGCTAGGTCTGACCCAAGGATTTTGCCTCTGGATTCAACCAAAATGGCAGTAGCGTCATTGATAGTAATTATTGGATTTTCTGTCAACATTTTCGCTACATCGCGGTAGATTCCAGCTACTTCCTTACGCTTGGGAAGGGCTTTTGACCATTCCGATACTCGTTTTCCAAGGTTATTGAACTCATCGTCTGGGATAGGATTGGGTACGGGAATTGGTGTAGGTTCTGGGGTAGGAGTCACTGGACCCAGTTCTACGGTAAGGATTTGCTCATCGATACCTAAATCAGGATCAAAAGTAGTGACCTCAACAGCATATTTTCCCTCACCCAGGAGAAGATATTCGGTATCACTGATTTTAGTAACATTGGTACCTTCAAAGAGGTTTTTCCTAGCCTTGACTCTAACAAACTTAGAGTTGGTTTTAACTTGGATGATTGCTGCTGGTGCAAACTCTGGTTTACTACCTTCTTGTTCAAATAGAATGAATGTTTGAACTGTTCTTGGATTGACCAATCCACATAGAACTTGACTCTTAGTCACATTAACTGACAAGTCACCAAAAGCTACTTGTACCAATAAACATACAAGTAGCTTTGAAATGAATAATTGTTTCATAATTGGAGATTACTTCTTCTTGAGTTGTTGAATGAGTTTCCAAACCAATTGAGCAATGAGGATTACGGTTGCAGGATCAATTGCTTTAGCAGGATCGTCACCATAACCTTCGGTAGGAAATGCAACAGCTTCCAATGAGTTGCATAGTTCTTCTTCACTCATGTCAGGTTCGTCACCGAACAACCCAGGGGTTGGGGAAAAATTCTGCATTGCAGAACCTAGTACCCAGAGTCCTTTTTGAACGGTAGATAATGAAACGGAACCTGAACGAACATCAGCAATGATTTCTCGAAGACATTCAAAGCTGAAACCAGAATCAAACTTAGGAATACAAGCCATTTAACTAACCCTTAAACTAGAGAAACATATTACCATCAGGTCCAAACATTTTTGGACTCGAAAGACCCATCGGAAGAGTGTGAGGAACGTATCTGCTGAGGTCAGACTCATGGATAGCGTTATCTTTGAACATTGGATCGTAGCCTTGTGCTGACCAAGTGACATCATTACATGCATCCGATAAGGTGTCAACAATGTCATCCGTCATTCCAGGGTGACCAGTCCATGTAAAGACTTCATCCATGCATTCTTTAAGCCAAGGAGCTTCCTCTGGAAACCAAATACGATGATTTCTCATACGTAATTGAGCGTTAATTGAGTTTTGAAGTTTATCTTTGGATTTAGTATTAGCTACTACATTGAGACCATGCATAGAAGCTAATTGTGCTGGTCCGATACCAAGACCATTAGTTTCCATCTTTACGTATTCTGGTCTCCAGGATTTGTAGATTTCAACGAGGACTTTGACACACTCTGGGATCTCTGCTCTCATTCGTTTCATATAAAGCCATAACAGTTGATACTCTTTGGTAAGACCCCATACTGAATAGACTGTATGAGATGCTCCATTACGAGTAGTTGACTGATCGATGATTCCTTCTCTAGTAGTTGCTGCTGAATCTGCTGTTATAAAGACTTTCTTTAGGTCTTTATAGTGAACACCTCTACCCTCTACTACAAAGTAGTCACCTTTGGATTTATAAAATCTGGCATCTTGAACTCTAAACCTAGAGTCAGGGGATGCATCCCAATCTCCATGCTCTAATTGAAGTTTTCTGACTTCATCTAACTCTTGAAGTGCTTGACGATAAGATCGTTGATCGATGTATTCATTGTCTCTCAATGAAGATGGTACGAAAGGCTTATTAGGATTCTTTCCTACCCATCTAATTCTTTTAACTGTCTCCTTAGTAGTGTTATCTACAGTATCATAGAGTTCTTTTTCAATTTGATACCTGTTTTTAATCCATAAATGTCCTGGTCCTCCAGGATTACAAGACATTCTGAATCGAATTGGAATCGATTGATAAATCTTACAATACATGCATTTAGGTACGTAATTAGGGATCATTTCCCCTGTTGAAGGGTCCTTTTTAAGCTTATGAACAGGGCAAACCTTCTTACGTAGACGAGAAAAGAGGTATCTAGGTGCTTGGTCATTTTCAAAGTGACCCCCTTCGTCAATTGCTGCGAATTGGAACTCAGCACCTTGGTACCGTTCTTCTACTCGATAATCTCCCAAGTAACCAAACTGGAGTTTAGCATAAGGACCTGGAGAACCATCAGGCCAAGAAGCATCAAAATAATAAGTATGTTCATCTGGTGCATAATGGGCAGTTGGAACTCCACGTAACCATTGGGAAGCTCTATCTAGTAGGGCCTCGTTCTGTTTAAGTTCAGTAAGAGTACGTCGAAGAATCAATGCAGAATACCCAGGAGTATCTGCATACTGCAACGCACACATCAGCAACACATCAGATTTACCAGTTGCCCCCCACGCCCCCCAAATTTCTCTGGAGGAAGAAAATAACGTAGGGGGCTTAAACGCCTCCTCCTGCTGCCCCACCGAACAAAGCGTCCATATGGGGGAGCAAGAGGAACTCCAATTGGGTTGAGAAGGGTTTGTGAGGAATGTATTGGGAACACCAAGGAATTTTCATGCTATATGCCTATGCAATGCAGAATTTATTAGGAGTCTCGAAATCGGAGTCTACAAGCTTCGCAGATTAGAACGGAGTCTGCTGTGATTGGGCTGAGGTTAGGTACTTTGGTGAGTTGGGATGCTTTAACTAGCATTTGATCTTTGTCATTGCCAGGGGCACCTACTTCTTTCTTCCATTGCATTGGTGTTGGGAACCAAAATGAGGTGATTCCTAATCCAATTAGCATACCTTTGATGAGTCCAAAGTGTTCATGGAGTCCAGCTACAGCCTTTTTACCGTTCTTAGGCATGAAAACTGGTCTCTCAATGGTGACATAACACTCTGGACTACGATTAGTTATGGAAGCAAATAGGTTGTAAAAGTCGTTTTCAGTAAGGGTTCTTTGACGAGTTTCGTCGTTATGGCGAGCATAAAATGGGTAGATTTCCCAAGTTGGTTTTGATCCAGCTAACTTTGATTGAATTGTAAGGGCACCTTTTTGACCTAAATCAATGCCAATGTAACTAATCATGGAAATTTGATTCCGTATTTCTTAAAAGTGGCTTGATGACGGTCTATGCAATAAGACTCGTAGTAACCATCAAACCATGCTTTGCGTTCTTCTGACCGTTTATCTAACTCTTTTGGGCAATTTGGGGGAAGTTTGGAGTAATAAGCTGTTTTACCGTCTTCGTAAGCTCTTTTGAGTTGTTTTGGTCCAGACATCACGACTAATCCGGTTTAGAGGTTACGGCATCGTAGCATTCTCCAACCATCATTGTGAGTTCTAGGGCACTTTGCACCTCTATTAGAGATAACTGTCTCTTACGGTTCATGATAGTGACGTTTCCATGATCGTCTAAGATTTTAGTCATGAAAACGTTGAAAGCTTGTGCCATCAGCATCTCCTTGAAACTGATCTTGTGAGATGAGAGTGCAGATGACTGCAATTCTGGTTTAGATTCCAATGTAGGGTCTTTAAGCATTGCTGATAAAGACTTAGTTGGTTCTTGTTTTGCCATCTATATTCCTTTCCAAGTTTAGGATTTGGTCTAACTCAATGGTTTTTTGAGCTAAAGGTCCTGGGAGACCCTTGTGTACCTGAGTAATACCATGCTTTTCTAGTAAGTCAACTGGTTTATCTTCATGATCTACCTTAACTGATAAGAGGTTATTATCAATAATTTCATTGAGGTCATGACCTCTTTCGCGTAGTCTTTTGAGTGCAGTTACGAAATCTTCAGTAATATCTAAGGTTTCCTTCTCCTTAATTGCACTACTAGATACTTCGTCATCCCAGTCATCACCTAGTAACCTAGCGGGACCCCTAGTTAGGAAAAATTTAGGATCAACTGCCGCTAATTTTGATTCTGCTAGTCCTTTAGCTACAGCCCAACCCTTGGAGAGTTCTTTCCATAGGATCACTTCTGGCATTCTAGGAGATGCCTCTTCATTGGTCTTACCTTTCCTTATCCAGGAAATGAAGGTAGGAACTGGAATCTGTAGAGATGCTGCTATCGAAGACATTGAGAAGCCTACCGAAGCTAGTTCTACTGCCTTATCCATAGCTACGAAATCAGCTAGTAGTAACTCTACCGTAGTTGGGATGAGGGGTTCCACTTCAGAGGGATCGGTAGTCATCTCAACCTTAGGTTTCTTAAATCGTTTAGTTGTCATATGTGCCTTAGTTCCTCTCGAATAAATTCTGCATTGCATACAGGTATATGGGGCTAGAAAAATTTTCCAGGACCCCCCTTGCACAGTACTATACTACACTATATCATTGGGTGAGGGCAGGGGCGGTAGGATGAGTTTAGCTATTAGTAGTTAATACAGTACCTACTGCAATGCTGAATTTAATGTACCGATAGGTACTAAAAACTGTTAGGATTCTTAAAACACTATGGAGGTTACAAAATGCTAGTTCTATCTCGTTTTGTCAATGAAAAGATCAAGATTGGTGACGACATCACCATAATGGTTGTCGAAGTCAAAGGCAACAAAGTACGCCTTGGCATCCAAGCACCTAGAGAACTACCCGTTCATCGCCAAGAAGTCTACGATGCAATCCAGGATCGTGACTCTGATGAACAGAAGTAACCTAGTTATTCTTCTCTCCTTCCAGGAAACCAAGGGGGTGTCGGGGGATGAAAAAAGGTATCAAGAAGAAAGTAACTGTTAAAAAGAAAACTGTTAAGGATGCTTGTATAGCTTGTGGTGGAACTGGCATCTCAAGTAAGGGAAGTCGATGCTATCCATGTTCTGGAGGAGGAAAAAAGAAATGAATAAGTATCCAGTAGGACCAAAAACAATGGAACGTGCTGCGAAGACTGAAGCTGGAAAGCTAGCAGCAGCGTTGAGCAGATTGATGTATGGATCAGACAATGCAGACATTGGTATGCGTTCACATACCGATTCAAACGGAGTGGTCCAGTACACAATTCATGCTCGTAAATACGTTTGCCCAGAGATAGTGTTTCGCAACTCTGATGAACTTCCTAAGGGAGTTCCTGCTGCTGGGCATGAAGGTAGATATTTTTATAGCGAGAAACTGCTTTTCGCTGTTAGAGATTATTTGGAAGCAGCAGCAATTAGAGAGGTGTGTGAATAATGAGCAATAACGAGCAAGGTTTTCGAGGCGTTCCAGGTGTGCCGGATGGGTTAGAAGTCGTGGCGTTTCGTGAGGTTAGATACGAGGAAATGTACCTCAATGACGATGTTCTTCGTTGGACGCAAACTCGTACTAGTGCTGCAAAGTATGTGATAGTTCGCAAGATTGAGAAGCAAAAGCAGTATCGACCATTTGAAAATGGAGAGGAGTTCAAGCCGTATCGGGATCGGTGGTGGAGATACAAGAGCGAAAAATTTACTTCCCGTCCTCCAAGGGGGTATGACGATTGTGGTTGGATATGCGGGGATACTTGGGGAAGATTGTTCGATGCTATTGTGTTTGATGACGGTTCACCTTTTGGCGTGGAGGTGACAGAGTGAGCAACTACAAAATAGAA